TCACGCCCGAGCGATCGAAGGTCGCGGGCACCGAGACGGCAAGCCCCCAAGGCTGGCCGCGCCGCCATCCGGCATTGTAGAAATAATTGCCGATCGAGGCGAGCGTATCGGCGTCGCTGTTCCAGATATCGGCGCGGCCATCGCCGTTGCCGTCGCGCGCCATGCGCAGATAGACCGACGGCAGGAATTGCGGCCCGCCCATCGCCCCCGCCCAGCTGCCGACGAGTTGGCTGCGCGAAACGCCGCGATCGACCATCTTCATCGAGGCGATCAATTCGCCTTCGAACAGCGAGCGACGGCGGCCATCATAGGCCAGGGTTGCCAAAGCGCGCGGCAGGTCGAAATTGCCCATGATCCGACCGTAATTGGTCTCATGCCCCCAGATCGCGACCATGATCGATTCGGGAACCCCGGTTTGGGTCTCGATGCTGCGCAAGTGCGCGCGTTCGGCGAGGTACTTCGCCCTGCCCTGCCCGATTCGGGCGGCGTCGACATGGCTGCGGAGATAAGGCGCGAAAGGCGGCGAGGCGCTATTGGTCGGGTTGGCCGGATTGCCTCCCGGCTGGGCATGGTCGAGATCGATCACACGCTGGTTGAAAGTGAGCCCGGCCAATACCGAATCGGCGCTCGACGGCTTGACCCCCTGGGCAATCGCGCGGCTGCGCACGCTTTGCAGATAGGCCTGAAACGCCGCGTCGTCCTGCGCGTTCGCCGACCCTGCCGTCAGCCACACCCCGGCGGCCAGCGTGATCGCCGCTGCCATTCGCCCCATCATACCCCGTCCGCGCATCGGCAGACCGTGCCACAGCGCGCCGCAAAGGTGAAATCCCATCGTCGCACGACTTGCACAAATCGCCGCCCTTGCGCAAAGCGCTGCTCGCGCGGAGAGGTGGCCGAGTGGTTTAAGGCAGCGGTCTTGAAAACCGCTAGCAGAGAACACCGCAACACCGCAGAAAACTCCCAAACCCGCAGAAGTCCTAGCCGAAACAACCGCGTTCCCCGCCTGTTCGCGAAGAACATCCGGGCACAGGAGTCGGCACAATGAAAAAGTCACCCATCGAAATCCGCGTTGAGGCCCGTAATCTGGCGACGGAGTATGCGCTCGATCCCGTCATCGCTTTCGAGGAATATTGGGGCGCGTCGAAATACCGCACGCGCAACATGATCGGCTACAGCGACAAGAAGTGCCTTGCGTGGGAAGCATTCCAACAGGGGCTCTCCGCGTCAGTCGATGAGCGCCCGGAGGGCCAAGACCCGCAGGGGCTTGGTGCGCAGCACGCCAGCGCGGCGCCCGAAGGGCGGACGCCCAACCTCAGTCGCCCTATTCCAGACACCCTGAATGCGGGAGGGTGTGAATGAGCGGGCTTGTCCTTTGGTCTGACGACCTCACCGACGCACAGTTGAAGATGGTCATGGCCTGCAAGGGTGATGGCACGCAGCTTGGTGATAGCGTCGGCTACGAACTGCGCGGCTCTGAGTTCACCGTTGCTCGCGCGCTGGAACGCAAGGGCCTTGGTGAGATCGAAGGCATTGGCGGTTCTCTGCCCCCGATGTTCTGGCTCAACGAAGAAGGCGTCCGCATCGCGCACGAGTTCGATGACGAGACTGATGACGGATACGACCCCCTGAATGATGGGGAGGGGCTGTCATGAGCCCGTTCCTGGCGATAGCCGACCTGACAGACGGGACCTTTGCTGTCGTGGCGATCGATCCGACCCGGCGGGTTGGAGACGGCTGCGCTGCGATCGTTCAATCGCTGCATCACACCAGAGATGGGGCCGTGTCAGCGATCGAAGGACCGCTGCCTCTCCCCAACCCCTCGAATGAGGGAGGCGCGCGTGGGTGAGCCTGTCGAAATACTCAGCCTCGGCTACACCGACCCGCGTGTCGAGGCGACGAAGAAGCGTTGGTATCAGGCGCTCAAGCCGTTCTCGCTGAAGGCGCATTATCACGCCGCGAACCTCGCCGCCCACAACTGGGATGTGCTGCTGATCGACGATCGCATCCTTCTTTTTCAGACGAAGTACGGAGGTGACGCCGGCCATTGGGTCAACCTCGATGGTTCGCATGAGGTCGTCTCATCGGCTGAAATGGACCGCCTGTACCAACGCGAGGAAGGCGGAGCCATGCGGAGGCTGTTCGACACGTCCGCCGCCAGCCTCCGAGCAATAGGAGAGGGATTGTGACGGACGAACGCCGCTGGTCGCCATGTCGCGTTCAGTGCGCATGGTGTGCGGATCGCGGGATTGTCTGCAATGCGGCTCGGCGACCCAGGCCAGCCCTCGCCACACCCCCTTCACCTTCCCCTGACATGGATAAGGATATGATCGATGGTTGACCAAGCGCTGATAAATCTCATCATCGCCGCGCGAGAAGCGTTCGATACGGGTAGCTTGCCCGCTGATGAAGAACGTGCGCTTGACCGCGCCCTGGAGCCTTATTCGGCTGTCGTGCCGTATGCGGATGAGCAGACGGTCATGTCCGGTGCGGTACGGCGAGCGCGTTACGAGCTCGGGGTGTTGCTGCCCCAGCGTTCGTCATGACCTCCATCCCCACGATAGCGTCCAAGCTGACGAGCCTCGCAGGTACGTTCGGCACTGAGGGCTATGCGATTCTGCGTGAGGCGCGGCGCGCTGGCCCCGATCACAGCAAATGGCCCCGGATAAGCCCCGATGAGGCGAAGGCCATAACGGATGATCTGCATCGCGCAAACGAACTGGCCGAACAGGTCCGCGAGTTTGTCCGCACCCACCTACAGAAGGAAGCGAGCAAGTGAGCGAGGAACAGATGATGAGCGAGCAAGAGCCTGACCTGTCGTGGATCGACATCGCCGTGTGCCGCAATGCCACCGTGATCGCCGACTTCTCGCCCGGATGGAAAGAGTATTTCGACAGCCTGGATTTGCATGTCGAGGATTGCATCGAGACGGCGCGCGAAATGCCAACGGAAGTCGGCATGTACCGTTGGTCCGACTACACTCTGAAATATTGGGATGAAGGCGACAATCCGAACATCTCGGGCGGCACATTCGCGCTACACCCCTCTCTCGAAAGCCCCCAGCCATGAACACAGATGATCGAGCGCTTGCGGACCAACTGAGTCGGCTACGTGACACACCCACCAACGAACTCACACAAGAGGACCTCGTATGGTGGCTTCGCCAACCCGGCCAAAATGTACCAACACGCGTGCGCGTCCTCGCCGCAGACAGACTAGAAGCCTTCCACGCCAAACCGCCCGTGCCGACAGAACGCCTGACGCACTACCCAGATTACATTGATGACCCGGAAGGGCTGGAACGCTTCCGGACCAGTGTAATTGAAGCGCGCGATCGCCACGACATGGCGCCGGTGAACTTCAATTCGCTGGGCCGCCTGATCGACACAATCGACAGGCTCGCCGCCCTGCAATCCCCGCCTCCCATAGTAGAGGAAGGGCGGCGGGAGGCGGACGAACTTGAGTACGAGTTCGAGCAGGAAGTCGACGAATTTGCCTTGAGCTGGCCCGATGGGCGCTGGCTGGTCGCGCACGGCACCGGCAAAATCCATTTTGGGAAATCACCGCGCGATTCTGCCATTCCGATCCGCACGACGAACTTGGACGCCATTCTCGCGCTAACCCCCGTTGAAGGGGCGGGGGAGATCGGGGACGAGTTGCGCAAGAACCCGGAGGCGATTTGGCTATCTCCGCGATGCGAAACCGATCTCGGCAGAACTTGGGCGAGCCCAGCGCCAGACCGCGAATGCGGAGGTTGTGGCCTGCCTTGGGTCAAGTACGTGCGCTCCGATCTTGCCGCCCTCTCCCCCCCCCCGTAGCCGCGCAGGGGGATGAGGTACGGGAGCAGGTGTGTGACAATTGCGGCACTGAATGGTTCTCGACGGATGGCAAATGCCACCTTTGCCGTCGCGGTCTGCCCACCCTCGCAGGAGCGCCCCATGAAGGATGATGCTGAACGAGCGCGGGAACGCTTGGGTAAGTTGGTCGCTGAGTCAGGTCGCTATTCGAGTGTGGCTAGCCATGCTTTTGCAACCCAGGGCCGTGACATCTTCATCCTCGCCAGCGATGCTATCGAGCTTGCTGTCGCCTTTGCACAGCAGCCAGAGGGGTCAATCACCGACGATGAGGCGTTCGTCTGGCGGTGGGTCGAGCGAGCGCTCTATGATCCAACGGTGCCCATGACTGACGCTCTGAACGTTCTCGCGCACTATCCCGGCGCGCCGTGGAACCGGATGCGCTGGAATGTCGACCACAAGTCGTATGCCGACCAGTTCTACCGCAATCACCCCGCAGCCATGCTCGACGTAGCGCCGATACCAGGGGAAGAGTGATGGAGCTTGAACCATGCCCTTTCTGCGGCAACCGGCTGCAGGCGTCCAGTGTGCAAGCCGTCCACCCGATAGTTGATGGCGGCTGCTTTCTGGAGGGCACGGGATTCGATGCGAGCGAGTTTGGTGTTTGGAACACCCGCACCTCTACCGCATCCGAAGCCGAGAGGGTCAGAGAGGCAGCAACCGCGTTGGTTGCCAAGCTGGACGAATGCGACCCGCACCTGACCAGCATGTTCAGCTTCGCGCTGGCGCACGATCATCTGTACAGCGGGCCGACCTATGGTGAAGAGCTTGAGGCTCTGCGCGCTGCTATCCGTTCCCTTCCGATCGGTGAGGAATAGTAGCTGTGCACCACAGAGCTAACACGCGGAGGGGTCTTTGATATGTGGACGTTAATTCTCATCATTCAGGGCTGCTGCTCAGCCGGCAGCTCAGGCCGGGCCATGACCACTGTCACCGGCCTACCGACGCAAGCCGCGTGCGTTGCGACCGGCGAGGCTGTGAGCGCCAAAACGTGGGGCGTCGTCTTCCATTGTGCTAAGGTCGCTAAGAGATGAACGTTGGCCCCACCCTCGTTGAACTCGGTCTATGGATACTAGCTTTCACCCTTATAGCTGCTGCTATACATTGGGTGAGGAGGAGATGGTGATGACGATTCTACAGGCTATGACGCCGCTCGCCGTGCGCGATCATCAGATATTCGTACCGGTTCGCGCGGTCGGGAACAGCATCCTCGATAACGGAGGCGACACGATAGCGGTCTGTGCCAACGATCGGCTAGCGGCGGGGATTGCCTCCGCGATCAACCAAGATGCTGCGCGAGATCCGTATGCCACGATCCGGTCCGTCTCTCCCAATCCCTGAGATAGGCTAGCGCTTCGTCCGCTTCGACCGGCTGGCATGAAAGAACCCCTCCACTTCCTCCTTCCAGGATCTAGGCTTGGGTATATCTGGCATCATCTCGGGAGGGATGCCGATGGGGATGCCGAATCTCTCGTCGGGTTCGTATTTCATGCGGCTAACGTGCGACGCGGTTTCCAACAAGGGAAGTGGCTACAGTCGGTGGGGTTCGAACCCACGGCGCCCGGAGTATCAGCCGACACATTGCTCCAAGCGTCTTGCTGTCGTTCACCCTTGGACCAAACATCCCAGCCTAGCCGTTTCCGGTATCTGGGCGCTATCTCAGGCACGACCGCAGCACAATGCCTGCGTAATTGATAATACCCTCCCCGTCAAGTTGCGTTCGGTAGAGGAAAGGAGTAAGGTTCAGGGATGGAAGACCTGCCGTCATTCACGTTGTCGCCCAGTCAAGGCGTGCAACTACTTTCGCTGGCTGCGATGATCTGCGCAGGTGATGTGGATTTTCGGGGGTATGGCCGGGAAGACGAAGAGAATGCTCGGAAGCTGATCGCTGACGTAGCGCAAGAGATCGCGCTCCAAGTGCCCGCGTAATGGCGAAGGTCCCGCGAGACACCCGCCTCGCCGTCTGGCAGCGCGATCAGTGGAGGTGCCGCTATTGCAAACGCTCGGTCCTAAAGCCAAGCGATGATGCGCCAGAGTATCTGTGGGCCACGATCGATCATGTTACACCACGCGCAAAGGGCGGAAGCAATAAACCGTCCAATTTGGTCACATCGTGCAAGCCGTGTAACGCCGCTAAGGGCTCCCACAGCGCAGAGGCGTACCGGGCGGGGCATGTGGATCGTCTAAGACCAGCAACCGCACTAAAGATGGGCTGGCGCTAGACATGTTGGAAAGCCAGCCCTCTAACCCCTAGCTGCCGTGGGCATTCTGCTTGAGTCGTTACTTGCCTCGTGTCCACGGCGCCTTAGGGGGAGGGGCAAGTGGGGTGCGGCAACTTGTTTGCCTGAGCCCAACGGCAGAGGCGGGCAACAGCGGCCCACCCCCTATCACCCCAAGCCTCCACGTCGCTGCTGTATTTAGCCGCAGCCGTGTCGTCCGTGATAGCCGCATCCGGCATCACTGGCTTGATCTCAGTAGTGATATCAGCAACCGGCGGCCCGATCGGTACGACCTGGATGCTGTTGCGTCCACCGCACGCAGTTAGCGGCGCGAGTAGCAGCGCCAGTGCTAGAAGGCGGCGCGGAGGATATAACGACATTGCGGGCGTCCTGTTGATTGGAGATGATGGCGATATCGTTCACGCGCTCGGTAGCGGCCTTGTCCTTGGCCGCGTCGTTGACCTGAAGCGCCTTGTTCGCGGTGTCGGCGTTGGTCTTCGCCAGCGCGGCCCATCCCGCATTGAACGCCCGGTTATAGGCGGACGTGACAGCGATGCCGTGAAGGAACCATGCGGCCACGACAGCGACGACAATGCCGATCGCCACTCGCCAGTTGCGCCAGAGATAGGAGCCGATGCTTTCGGCGAGCGTCCATATCATGGCGTCTCTACCTTCGTTGTGGTGGTGACGGTTGGCGTTGGGGCAGGTGTGTCGCCGTCGCCGCCGGATGCCTCAAAGCCATCTCGGGACAGCTTGAGCGTGCGCCGGTTGATCGCCATGCCCAGCGTGCCCAGCACAAGCAGGGCGCCGCCGAGTGCGAGAAAGCCCAGCTTGGCGATAGGGTCGATTCGGTCGCGCCACATGGCCTGATAGGCGAGCAAGTAGAGGACAGCCGACGCGAACACGGTCATTGCGACAGCGCCGCCGATCGACGCGAGCAGCGCCCATTTCGCGCGCCAGTCGCGGGGCGTAAGGTCCGTCATGACAGATACATCGCCTTCTCAGCGGCGCGGCGACGCACAAGGCCCTTCAGGACGACTCCGGCCTGTTTCGTCCACCGGTCGAATTGCGCAGCCGCCTGATCGCTCTGCCCCGCAAGATGAAGGCGGAGTAGTGTGGATTTTCGGAACGCTTCGGCGCCGATGTTATAGGCGAGCGAGACGCAGGCATCGAACTGGCCCTGGGTCGTTTTAGCTCCCGCCAGCATCGTTTCCACGCTGTGCGCAAAGCGGTTGAGATCAGTTGCAAACCGCGCATCGGCCTGTTCCTGTGTCCAAGTCATGCCAAGGCGAATGTCGGGACCGGTTGAGCCCCAACCGATCGTCGGAACGTCGTGGCTGGTCGGCATGTACGAGGTCAGCCGGCATTGTTCGAAGCCCTTGATAAGGGCCTCGCACGCTTTCGATGGCGTCATCAATGGATCCTTCTGGTTAGGCGGCGCCGAGCGCTTCAGCCTTCAGCGCTGCGTACGCGACACAATCTATAGCGGAATCCTTGTGGAACTCCGGGCGCTGCCACTGGCGAGCATCCTTCACGATCTGCATGAATAGCCACCCGTCCCCTTCGGTCAGCTTGCCGCCAGTGATCGCGTTATACGCGGTGACGGCATTGATCATGTACCGTTGGCCATCTGTGGTGTCGTAGGACTTGCCGCGCTCGCCAAGAAGCTCTTCGGCGCGTTCGAGGTAGGATATTGCGTCGCTCATGCCGCCATCTCCAACATCGGTACACCGCAGCGAATACGGGTCATCTCCCCGAAGTCGCGGTGATAGACGATCGCCTTCATGTCCCGCGCCGAACGGTAGCCCATGTGGGTGTGCCAGCTATCCTTGGCCGCGAGCGTGCGATGCGTTTCGACCGTGCAACCTGGATGGTCTTTGACTTGGTCATGATGGAAATGGCCGCAGTGAAACACGCGGAACTTGGTGCGACCCCACGCCTCACCCTGATCGTCGGCCATGATAAGCGGGAGTTCGCCTAGCTTGGCGCCATCACCATGCGTCGAGCCGATCAACACCTTGCCGAACTCGAAATAGTAGAAGCTGGCCGGCGACATATCGATTTCGACGCGGACCTCGTTGCGGAAGTGGGCGTTGAGCGCCACAGCGAGCATGAAGGCTTGGTGCGGGTCATGATTGCCGCGATTGTTACGCACGATGACCCGGCGATGCTTTTCGAGTAGTCGATAGATGCAGTGCACCATGGCGTCCAAGGCGACGACGGCGATACGCGGAAAGCGCCCGTCAACGTCAAGACTGGCCCCGCTTCGGGGCGTCCGGTTGCTGCTGTCGTCTGCGTGGAACAGGTCGCCCAAATTGAGCAGCATCGCCAGTTCGGACGCGGGTGCGGACGCCACCAGTCGGTCAATCGCTGCGAGCGTCAGGCGACTGGCGATTGCCAGGTCGAAATTCTCCCCCGTCTCCTTGGCCCAGCTCAAAAGCCCGAAGTGTGGATCTCCCATGGGATAGACGGTGAGTAAGTCAGCGTCGCAAATCGATGGCGCGGCAATGGTCGGCGCGGGAGGCGCATTTTCAGCCAGCCCTTCGATCCACGCGCGTAAAACCTCTTGGGCTTGCTCTTGGTCTGGAGACTGTCGCTCCCACGTACGCTCTACGCTGCCGTCTGCCGCCCGCTGGACGGTGACTTTGCCCATCAGGTAACCTGGGGCCACTCCGTTCGAGAAATGCCCTGGCGCCGCTCCTAGGCGTGCTGCGTGCTTCAACCGACTGCCTAGCGTCGATCGCGGCATCCCAAGGGCAAGCGCGGCGGCTGTGACAGACCCATGCTCGCGCACGGCCTCGACTGCCGCGAACGCTAATTCGTCCGCTAGCGGGGGTGTTGGCATGCAGCGCTCCCTATGCTGTTGCTATTTGAATGCGGCTGTTATCGCGGCAAGGATCGCAGCGAGCTTTGCGCCCACGACACCGGCAGCAATGGCGACACCGATCAAGATACCGGTGCCCTTGTTTCGGAGGGCGGCAAGGTCCGCGATGTCCTTGTTCTGCGCCGTCTCGATTGAAGCAAGGCGGTCTTCTACCCGCTCCAAGATTGCCTCAATGCGGGCAAGGCGCTCCACCTGAGAACCCCCTGCCCCGCTCATTGAGGGCGCACCAATGCTATCACCGATGCTGTGGGCATGGCGTTCTCCGGTATATCGTTGGGTAGATGGCTACTTCTCGGCGGCGGTGTTTTTGGCTACACGGCCACCATGTCTCGATATGATCGTCAGCGGGAGCGCAAGCGGCTCCTAATTGTTGTGTGCGTCGTCGCCGTATTCGGCGGTGCGTTTATCTGGTGGGGCTCGCACGCGAACGGAAGTTTAGCCGGCCTCGAACAAGAAACCTCGACCAAGCGGTAGGCGGTGGTGATCGGCGCCCGAGATATTTTAGGCTGGCTACTTCGCTTCCCGAATTGGGTAGCCGATGATTTTACCGCGCGGCACGAAAGGGAATTTGAACCACAGCGGGATTTCGTTGGCATGTGTCGCTGCGGCGAGCGCCTGACGACGGATGCTGAACGCTCCCTTGGTGAATGCGCAGAGTGTGCGTCGCGATGGTGGTAACCATTACGCCGTAGAGGCTGAGTTGCGCCTGAGGCTCGGGGAGTCCGAAGCGCCATGCCAGATAGCCCAGCGCAAACACGCCCACCGTTATCGCCGCCGCCCGATTGAACAGCGACGACGGCAGTACGACCAAGAGCATCAACGCCCATATGATTTGGTCCGGCGTCATGATTAGAAGCCGGGTTTCTCGCGCGGGGTTGGGGTCGGTGTGGGTGTAGGAGTTGGCGTGGGTGTTGGAGCCGGGTGGCTCACTTGTCCGTCTTCAGGCATGGCGTTGCTCCTTGGTTGTTGAGGATTTGGTCATCAGCCCAGGCCATTGATCGCAGCGGCGACATAAGCACCCATGTAGGCGTGCCCCCTCGCCTTCGGGTGAAGGTTGCCGTTCATCCAGGTAGGGTCGGTGACGTTGGCGTGCTGTCCGACGTAAGGATCACTACCATAGTCCGCCAATGCATCTGCGAACGTTTGCCAGTTTGCCTGCAGCCAAGCATTGATTAGTAGACGCGATGCCTCAAAACTTGTGTCTGTCTGCCCGCCAGTGAAGGAGTTGTTCCGGGGCAGGATTGTGCATACGACTATCTTTGCGGTCGGATTTGCCGCCTTGATTGCTGCGCAATGTGCCTGAATGCGACCCTGCACCGTCGCGGCATTTGTAGCGTCGCCGTTCGCGGCGCTCAGGGCAGCTAGGTCGTTGGTGCCATAGGCATAGGCGACGATGTTGGTCACGCCCGCCCTTACCGTTGAGGTTACTTGGGCGGCGATAGTAGCTGACGCTGCGAGCGCGGTATCTCCCTCAAGCCCATTGTTGAACACCTTGAAGTCGCGGTCGAGCACCGGCAGGATCTGGCGCCACCAAGGCTGAACAGTGCTGTCAGCCCCGACAGTGATACTATCCCCGACAGGGATGAGACGATCGCGGGGCTGCGGCGCCAATCGCATTACGCGGCTGATACATTGCCTCAGCGTTTGCATCTCTGCTGGGGTGCGCTTGGTGGGATAAACGATGAACGCGGCGTAGTCGCCCCAATAGGTGTAGGAGAAGGTATTGGCAGCGCCAACATAGCCGCCTGTCAGTGTGAAGGCGCTAAGTCCTCCGGCTGTAGCAACTTCGTCGTTGCACATGTAGTCGCTGACACCGCTGCCGAAGCTGGCCCCCATAACGTGCGGCGTGCTCTCGATGCGAGTGCCCACCAAGTTCACGTTGCCGATCGGCTGCAGCCTGCCATCGCGCGCGATCGTAGTTAGCAGCAGCCGGTTGAGGTAGCTGGCGTCGTTTCCGAGCTCGCAGAAGGCGTTGCCGTGACCCGATGCCGAGACGAGGCCCGCCGTTATCACGGTACAGTTCTGTCGACTGACCGAGTGCGCAACTGGGATTGCCATGCCCAGGACCGTGCCGCCCCAAAAGCTGATTGTGCGCAGACCATGGATGTCGTTGCGCGTCGTTCCGATAACTTGGTTGATATAGACCGGCTTTCCCGCAACTTCGGTCAGGTCATACCCGTTTCCGCTCTGGTCGTAGATGATCGAATACCAGGCGTTCACCGAGCCGTCGTTGATGAACTTGTCGACCGCCTCCCAATCGGCGACGTACACCTTTCTATTGCTGTCAAATACGAAGCCGATATCGAGCGTCGTGCTGTCGCTGCTTCGCTTTACCTGAAAGCAATTACCCGCATATGCGGCGCGCATCTTCCAAGGCGCAAAGGCCAGCGACGCGCCAGTGATGCGATCGAGCGGAAGCGTCTGCCGCCCCATCGGTATATTGCTGAGATCGTTTACCGCCCACACCGCTTTGCCCGTCTGCGGGGTTGAGCACATATACTGCGTGCCGTCCTTCATCCCCCAGAGATCGCCGGCGACATAGCCTAGGCTAGTATCATCCGTTGGGGATGGGGCTCGGTTAATGGATTTTGATGCGTTGCCGCCTTGCGCGATAGTGAGCACGGTGCCGGTATATTGACCGCCGCCGGAAGTCGTGCCCGCCACATTTCCAGGAAAATAGGTAGCCCCGCCGCTGCCTACATTGATGCTACCGTTATAGCTTGCTTCATATCTCTTTCCCGTAGCACTCCCGGCGAATGTCATCCCGGCGGCCCAGATTGCAGCGCCCATGTCGCAAAAAGCGAACGACGCTCCAAAAGCCGGAATGCCTGTGATAGTTAGCGTAACGCCCTGAATATTGATGACGCCACTAAGGCGCGTTAAGGCATGATAGTTCGCCGCCCCTGTAACAGAGTAATTTGCCGTGAAGACCACCTGGGCGCCAGTGATACTATAGATATGAGCCTGTGAGCATACGCCAAAGTTAACGTTGGCGATCGATATGATCGCGCCCTGCTCAGCCCTAACACCCGAACCTGCCGTCGCCTGAAGCTTCATACCCTCGATGAAGTACTTGGTGCGAATACCGATCGCGACCACACCGTCATTAGGCCCCGCAATAATGACGTTCGCAGGTGTAGCGAGATTGCCACGAACGATGACGCTGGGGTAGGCCACGTCTCGAAAGTTGATCGTCTGCGCATAGGTGCCGTCCGCAATCTGGATCACCCACCCGGCGCCAGGGGCGAAGCCCTTCGGATCGTAAGGCAACTTGGCCAGCGTATCGATAGCCGCCTGGATCGTCAGAAACGCGCGGGCGGCGGTATTCGCGAACCCATCGTTAGCGTCGTTGCCGTCAGCCCTGACATAGAGGGTACGCGCCGTCATCAGCTCTGGATTGGCTATATATCCACCATCTTCCACTTCGTACGCAGTGCCGCCGAGCGGATTTCCGGTCAGGCTGGAGATGTTCAGAATGCCGGCGTCGTGCACCAGAATACGGCCCGTCGCCGTGCCGACAATGGTCGCGCTGTCCAGATTCACGGACGCGTCATTGATTCCGAACAGGTAGGTCGAAAAGGTGGGGTTAGAGACGTAGGTCAGGGTCTGCGCCGCAAAATCGATGATCGATCGCTTGGTCGCGTGCAGGAACGTCACCGCATTACCGGCAACCGTCGTCGGGCCGAGTGCGCGCACCGACGCATGATGCTGCGTTATAATCATGTCCGTCGCCACGTCGCCGAAGCGGCAGTTGCGATGCTCCAGCATAGCATTGCTGGCAACGCTCCAGCCGGCCCCGCTGATAGTCGTGCTCATGGTGACGCCTGCGAGCAGCAGATACGCCCCGTTTTCCATCGTGAGGGCATTGTTACCCGCTACCGAAATGACGACGTTGGCTGGCGTTGCTTCGTTGCCAAGGATGCGGAGGGGCTGGCCGGCGGCTGCGCCCAGGGCCGTGCCGCGCAAGGCGATTGGATTGGTATACGTGCCGTCCGCGACCTGAATGGTGACCACCTGGCCGTTGAGGTCGAGCGTGTCGTAAACGGTGTCGATCGCCTTCTGGATGGTCAGGAACGCGGCGCCCGCGCTGTTGGCCAGCCCGGAATTGCCATCGTTGCCATCGTTGCGGACATAATATGTCCGGTTGGCGGAAAGCGGGCGGCGCGTGGCGCTGTCAGCGCCTTGTGGCATGCCGACGTTATCGACGCGCTTAATGAACGTTGCCGCATCGGGGGCGTAGATGTTAAGGTGGTAAGTGCCCGGTGAGACGTAGAATGACATGTTGCCCGCGTCGTCAGTTCGCGCCATGTCCGTATAACCAGAAACCGTCGCAATGGGCGTACCGCTGTCATCAGCGGAAAGAGTGATGACATTGCCGGTCGCAGGGTCGGTCAGGCGGACGAAATACCCGACCAAGCTATCGCCCTTGGTATTGGTGATAGCCTCGAAGAAATGGAACATGAGCGGCGCTCCGATTATGGATTATTTACGAGGGTGACGGACACGCCGGTTGCAGCGGTAACGCCTAGAGAGTCGGTGACGGTGCAAGATGCGAAGCCGTCTACTTCTGCTTCCGATAATACGAAGGCGGAGAAATTAGTTGTGGCGCTGTGGGGGAACGAAACCGACACGTCAGACCCGGTCCAGTCATACGTGTATGGACCCAATCCGCCCGTTGGCGTCACTGTCACCGATCCGCTGGTGACCGTGACACCATGCTTGGATCCGCCGTCACCAAATGCGCTTGGTGGCGATGCAAGTGCGGTCATCGGCAGCACGAACGTAAACAGCGCGTGCCACGCCCCGCCCTTGTAGATCTCGCCCCTGGTAAGCGTGCGCCATGAGCCGCCGCGATAAAGCTCGCCGCGCGTGATCGAGTGCCAGCTACCACCGACACGAATGTCAGGGTTCATGCCGAGTAGTAGAACACCCGGTCACCTTCCGCCGGGCTCGCTGGTCGGGAACTGCCTTCAATCAGGTGGTAGTCGCGTCCGCTGATCAGGGTTGGGTCAACGTTGTAACGATAGGAGCCGGCGCCGTTGAAGAAGATTGCGCCGGTGAAGGTGCCGCCAGCATAAGGCATGCCGGTCGTGATCGCTGACACGGTGTTGTTGAGCGTCTTGCCGTCCGCCATAAGCTGGCGAATGGCGTTGTTGACGTTCCCGGCCGCGCACCCTTCCGCAACGTTCGTCCCTGCGATCGACGTGTTGACCGAAGGCGTTGTGCTATAATCTGAGAAGGCCAATGCTAGTCCTTTCCCATCGCCGGCAGGCGTGGTATTGTGGTCGAATGCCGATGTGGACGATTGCCGCTGGAGCGGCCCTGTCAGTCCCGCTTAGAGTGTGGCTGTCGAACAGGCGTATTGCAAAGTTACGGCTGGCTGAGCTGGAGCAACGTAGCGCTGCCGAGGGCGCCACCGTATGGGGCGGCGTTCTTCATTCCGAGCCCAAGCTGTTGCAAGATTTCCGGGCGGGTCAGCAGCAGGTTGCGAAGGGCCTTTTGCCCGGTCTTGCTGTAGATCGCCGTACCGAATAGACCGCCGGCCAGTCCCGCGATAGGCTGGCCCACGGCAGCGCCGCCGGCCGCAGACCCGCCGAGCGCCAACGGGATCGACAAGCGCCCCGCTGTACCACTGTCAGGCACCTTGTTCGGTAGCACATCTTGCCCCGCGCGCGTGAGATCGAAGAACGGCTGATTGGTCGTTCCCTGCGTCCCGCCAAAGCGCTTTGCATTGGCTGCGGCCGCATCCGAAAGCTGCGAAGGTGTGAACACGTCGGTCGTTTTCGAGCGCGTTCCGTTGCGGGCGCGGTTCACGGCATCCTGAAGCACCGACTTGAGCCGGTATGCATCGTTGGCCTGGTTGAACTGCGGTAGCGTGCCGGGGGATTGGCGCTCCAGCATACCTGTGAGCGCGTCCTGAGCCTGTCCGGTAACATTCCCGAAGTCGTCGCCGTAGGGCTCGCTCCGAACGGCTGAGGCGTCCCTACGCAAGCCGCGAAGGGCCTGTTGGAAGTCGTTGCCGCTCAGTGAGCCATCAGGAGCGATGGAATTGCCGACGCGAGTAGGAAGCGTGTACTGGATACGGGCGCGCATCGGTTCGGGGAGCGCGTTACCAGCCGTGACAGCGTTGCGCATGTCTGAGGTGAATGGCTCGTCCGCCTTCAGCTTCACATTCCCCAGAATGTTGTCGTATGCGCCGCCGATCGATCGGTTTGCCGCCTCTACGCCCAACGGCCCCACGTTCTTGACGGTCTGCCCGCTCAGTGGCGCGGCGACATCGTTGAACTGGCCGAATGCAGCACGGTTGAAGCCCTCCATGCTTTCGCCGATGCGCTTGCCGATCTGGTCGCCAATGATCGGGAAGCCGGACAAGCGATCCTCAACCCCTTTTACCGCCCGCCCGGCAAACCCGGAATTGCCGACAGTCTGCCCTAGCGTGAGCGGAACGCCCTGATCCGCAAGATAGCCAACCCTGGGATCGGACACGCCGCGCATGGCTGAGCCCGCTGCCTTCATGACATTGCGCCCCATCATGCCGCCACCTAGACCGAGCGCAGCACCTTCTAGCGCATCAATCCCACCCTGCCCTTCGGGGGCGTTCGTGGCGCCAGTGATCGCGCCAAATCCAGCGTCGCCAGCGCGGGCGGCCCAAGGTGCGATTGCTGCGGCCCTATCGGCGCCTTCCAGCCCCCTGAACAACATGGGAACCTTTGACAGTCCACTAGCCGCCAAACCCTCGCCAGCCACGTTGCCAGCCGCCGCGCCAACCAACGCCCCGCCAATCGCAGCGCGCGGGTTCATCTCACGGGCAACGCCAAAGCGAGCCCGCGCAAGATCTGGATTGCCCGATAGCTGCGCAGCGGTCCATTGCGGGATGCCGGCGCCAGCCGCGTTGCCCGCTTCGCCGACGAACGTACCGGTCGGACTACCGGCCATCGCGTTTGCGAGTTTCGACATGGGGTCGGTGACAGGCACCTGAATGGACAGCCCGCCAGGCGTCGGTGGGATAGAGCCACGAAAGCCAGGGTTTGCCTTGCGGTAGGCAAGCTGTGCACTCGGATCGACGCCGAACTGCGAGGCATAGGCGCGGATACGTTCGTCGCTCGCCCCAGCGTGGAACAGAGAGTTAAGCCCGCCCATGAACTGAATGCCAAGCTCGTTCGGGACGCTCTTGGTCGCGCCAGCTACTTCGGTATTCGTGGCATCGCCGTACTGGCCCTGTGCGTAGTTCAGGGGGTTCGATTGCGGGCCAGTCGGGCCACCACCGCCAGTGATCGGAGGGATGCCGCCGGGCATTGATGGAGGGGCGCCAGTGCCGCCAGAGGGTGGTGCGGCGCGGCCCGTCGCGAGTGCCACAAATCCAGGATTGATGCCATCTGGTAGCGGGCCTTCAGAGCCATCGTCCTGCAAGCGCATCAGATGGAGTAGCTGGGCAGCCTGCTCAGGTGACATGGCTTGCGGAATGTCGGTGCCCATGGTGCGGCGATAGGCGTCGTTCGCATCGCGGAACTTCTGGTAGTTCTGGATCGCTCCGGTGCGCAGGGCCGCGCGCTGGGCGTCGATCGGCATAGACGCCGTGATAGCGTTCTGGGCTTCCTGACGATCCGCCAGCGCAGAGCCTGCGCCAGCCGTGCCCACGTTGCCCGTGATGCTCTTTACTTGCTCGCCAGAATAGACGCGGTTCGCTTGGTCGAACTGAGCGCCGGCCGGGCCGTTCTTATTGAACAGCCAGTTGTTGAGCGCCGCGCCGCCAAACCGGCCATACACCCCGCCGGGGTTGCCCAGGCGATTGATTGCTGCCTCTTCTTCGCGCGAGTGATCGATGTTGGCTGCAAGCGAGGTGAGGTATCCGCCTGTTGCCTTCATGTCGGCGAGTTGGCCCGTTGCCTTCTGGCGCGCGGAGAAGGTGTTTGCGCTGAAATTGGGATCTACGCCCATCGCCATCTTGATATATGGCAGCATGGTCTTGGACGCGATCGAGCGTTGGCCCGCCGGTAGATTGCCCTGCAACAGGCCCGAGACGATCCCCTGCGCATCGGGCGGCAAGTCGGACAGCTTGATGCGGCCACCGGCCTTGAGTTGGGCGAGCGTGACGGCGTCAATGTCGCCACCGTTCGCCGCGTCGGCATCGGCTTGAGCCTTCTTTGCTTCTGCCTGAGCCTTTTCAAGCTGTGCCTTGATGAGCGCGGGGTTGGCTTCAGCTTGTGCGCGCGCAGCATCGGCCGCCGCCTTTGGGCCTTCGTACTGATAGCTGGGCTTGCGGGTGCCAACGGTCGTCGGGCCTTGCGGCTGCGACCAATCCTCTTCCCACGGCTTTTTCTGCATTATTGATTTCCCACGCGAGAAAGGATTTGGTCGGCATATCGGTTGGTCTTCCGACCCCAGATCCCCCGATTGGGACCGCCGTGGTAATAGCGCAGTGCATCCCGCAAATTGCCGGTCGCGTCATAGCCCTGCTGTAGGTATGCCTGCCCGAGGGCGTCTTGATATTGCTTGCCTTGGGGGCTGGTGTCGGTGAGCAGGTCGGGGCGCCACGGAAGGTTGAGCTTGTCCGCCATGTCCTTTGCGGTGCCGGGCAAAAGCTGGTTGCCGCCGAGCGCCTGTCCGTACTTGGTCTGTCGGCCCACTGCCGCGTAGTTTCCGCTGCTTTCCTGTGCGTTCAACGCCGGCCAGATCGAGCTAACGTCGAAAGCCGCCCGACGCACTGGGCGTCGCACCTCCGATCGGTTCCCATGCGTTCTGGTCTTTCGGATTGCCGCCCTTGAAGCGATACCCGTTCTTGATCATGCCGGGGGCAGGTCCACCCGCCGCTGGCGCGCCGCCGAACGCCCCGCGCGGATAGATGGTCTTCGTCCCATCGCCATTATCTACAGCCATCGGAGGCCCTGCCGCGATATTGCGTAGATAGCTGTCTGCGGCTTCCGGCCCTAGGTGCGACTTGATGTACTCATAGTCGTTCGCGGTGTCGTTGTTCACCGGCTTTGGCTCGGGCGTATAGACCGCCTCGTATTTGCCAGTCTGTGGATTCAGGCGCACCAACGAGCCGCCAACGTCCTGCGGCTGGTACATTTTAGCAGCTTCGGCGCGCGCCTTTTGCTGGAGCATGCGCTGCTGCTGAATATTCTGTTGATATTGAGCGAATTGGTCGTTTTGGTAGCCGCCCAGCTGGCTGAGAATGCCGCCGATCGCCGCCAGCTTGTCCGAAAGCGCGGGTTTGTAATCTGGCATGATGCCGCCGACCGGCGCGAATGCCTGCGGCTGGGGCACACCCTGCGTCACCTGAGGCGCGCCTTGGGGGGCTCCATAGCCAGGTTGCGCGAACATCGAGGTAAAGCGTGGCGCCGCTCCGAACATAGCCATTAGTGAGTTCCCCCCGGCTTCATGAACAGGGACGCGATGCTGGTGCCGGCGCCTAGCAGGCCCATCAGCCCGGAGAACGGGCTTTGCTGTTGGGTGGTAGTTTGCGTGTTGTACTGGCCAAGGAGTCCGCCAACGCCGCTGGCGTATTGGCCAGCGTTCTGCATTGGCAAGCCTGCCGCCGTTTGCGCCAGAGCAAGTGCTGGGGCATATCCCGCATACTTTGCTGCATCGAGATTAGGAGCCTGTCCGAGCGCCTGCATCATCTGGTTGCGCTCGTTGGAATAGTCGTTGTACCGCAGGCCATTCTCTGCATCAGCGAGGCCCTGACCAAGAGCGGCGGCGTGCTGCGTGCCGCCAGTGCGACCAGCCGCGCCAAACGTTGAGTTCACCTTGTCCGACACGCTGCGATCGGTCTGGTCGATCATCCCGCTAAGGTACGGATTGCCCTGGCCGAGATACTTGCCACTTAGAACGTCGGTTGCGTAGCCATTGGCAGCACCCATCAGCGGGCTTTGCGTGGTCGCCTGCTGGAGTAGCCCAGGAAATGCGCCAGACAGCGAATCGGCCATGCTCTGCACGTTGCCGGAATTGGCCTTATACGTGTCCTGCAACGCATTAGCCGCTGGGGTGATATACCCCTTTGCATAGGCTGACGGATCGTTAGTCGTCGTGGATTTCGATTTCTTCGACACTAGGCCAACCCTCGCTCATAGATCGTCACTCGCCCTTCAGACGTTGCCGACCATCCTTGTTTCGTTAGAACGGGCACCCACCCGCGCCGTCCGTAGGCTCGCAGACAGGTTGCCCCCTCGTCTCGCGCCCAAGCCCCGATCCGCTCATCAAGCCGACCGATCCAATCGCGGAAGTCCGATCCGCCCACCAAAACCACCTCAACCGCGCGATCTACCGTGCGCCGACAGTGCGCCGCTGCGATCAGGGTTGGCCCGTCGTGAACCGTCCAAGTCGTCCAACCCGGTCCATGCTCAATCACCTCGCCGCCAAGGTCGGCTGCGGGCTTCAGGAATGCGATAATCTCGTCAGTGTGCGGGTACGGCCAAACGCCTACCAGCAGTTTTGCCACGTAGAGCCATCCCAGACGCGCAGCTTGTGCAGTGTGGCGTCGTAGTAGGCTTGTCCCTCGATTGGCGCTGTGGGGGCCGCCTGAGGGGCAAAATAGATGCTTCCGGGCGTGAACGTCTCAAGCGCCCCGATCAGTGAGTTGATTGCGAGCGCGGCAGACCTGATCCAGCGCGGAAAATTGGGGTCGTCGGTCGAGACGTGGCGGATCGTCATCGCCCGCCCTCCGGTTCGAACGTCACGTCAATCCCCGAAACGTAGGTCCATTGCGATGCTGCCGGGATCGTCAGGGTCGGTGCTATGTGGCGGCCATTGGCGCGAATCGGATATTCGCCGTTCGCCCGCATGCTCGAAGCCGCGACCGAGTTAGGCGCATCACCGTCAACCGCGCGGATATCGACCGCGATCGTGCAATTCTCGGCATCGGACACCGGACGCAGCGACCGCAGGCGCAACCGCTTACCCGGCACTATCTCCGTCCTTGGTCCGACCAGCCGCGCCTCCAGCGTGCTGCCAGACAGTGTGCCGACAACATCGCCGCTATTCGCGAACAGGATCAGCGGATTGCCGCCGGAAAAGGTCGGGTCGTCCAACGAGAGCGGGATGCTATCAAGGCCCGAAGGATAAAGCGCGTCCAGGGCATCGAGCGACACATTGGCCGTAAAGCCGTTGAACACCGCTTTGACCGGCAATTCGAGATACGACGCCTTTTGCAGGGTAATGTGGTAGAGCAGCACAGCCCCGGGTGAGCCGGGCATGGTCCAATAAACGACGTTCGCGCGCGGATCGACCGCGGCGGTGATGCCCTTCTCGATATCGGTGCGAGAGAAGCGGCCGAAGAACCAGCGATTGAACTTCTCGTCACCGATCGGGATCGTGTCGTTGCCGTCCGTGTAGAAAAACCCGCGTTCGGACAGGAAGAACACCAGCCGCCCAGCCTGGGCAACGCTGCCCTTGGCCATGCACCCGACGTTCGAACTGATCTCGTCAATCTGGAATACGACGGGTGCACCAACGTAGCTCAACCGCTTGACTGCGCCGCGTTGCAGGATCAGCCCGTATTCGCCCCCGGCCAGCCCCATGATCTCCCCACCATCGGGAAGGATCTGATCACCCGCTTGGTTCGTGCCGGCGAGGTTGTAATCCTCTGCGTTGTTGAAGCCAGACCATGTTACCGTCTGTCGTGCCGCAGGATCGCCCGCCAGCACGACGAAATCGCGCACCGTGGCGACCAGCGACGCAGCGGGAGGCGTTCCCCCGAGCAATGCCGCCGTGCCGCCAGCCAGATCGAACTTGACCGGAGCCCCGCCCGTTGCCGCGATAACCAGCGTGCCGAACTGTGCGAACCGCCACGTGCTGGCAGAGCCAGCATAGACACTGGACCAAGCCGAACCCGAATAACGATAGAGGTTCGTTGACGTGCCCGACAACAATGCAGCCGTACCATCGAACCCGACGAATGCCCCTCCCCCGAGGAACGCCCCAGCAAGCGCCGAGGTGATCGCGCTGAACCCCGAGACAGGATAATATCCATCCGCGCCCGGCATGACGTTGCGAGCGTCACGAAGGGTTGTCAGTGATGCCTTGTCCGGCTCCCAAGGGCCGAACGCGAGGCGCTTCAACACGTAGCGCCACGGACCTGGCGAACGGTCGTCGGGGAAAGCGGCCCCGACCCATAGCGGGCCTTTGCGCCCGCAGAGATCAGTTCGCCGATCGCCTCGTCATAGGCGGCCTTCCACTGTTGTACACGGGCAGCATCATCGATGAATGCTGAGGCCTCAAGCAGCGCGCCGTAGAGGTAAATGTCGGCGTGCGAGTCAAGCACCCAATTCGACGGCGAACCATCTGTCAGCGCCGTGATCTTGGCGAAATACACCATCTGGAGCGTCGTGGCGCTCGCGGGGGGCGGAACGAGCCGCAGGATGCCGCTGAACACCGTAAAGCCGGTCGGAATGCCCGTAGAGCCGTTATATGCCGAAGCGATGGCGTTCGGAGAATATTCGTTGAGCGGGCGGTCAGGGCTACCCTCGATATAGATCGACCGCATGGCGAGGAAATCGAGCGGGAGCGCATTGTCTTCCGATGAGGCAACGATAGCCGTCGTCGTCTCCATGTCCGGCGTGCGCAGCAAGCGATTGAGACGCGCTTCGCATAGCCGAATGAATGTCGGGATGCGTCCATCCAGATCGTTGCGGTTCAGCCACTCGCCGATCTCGCTAACGAGGTCGACATAGCTGCTAATCGCACCTGTCGGATTGGTGTTAAGGGCGATCGACACGGATTAGGCGCCCGCCCAACCCTGAACATCGACAAAGACACCGCCTGCACCCGAAGCGGTCAGGGTCACGACTTCGAGCAGGGTGTTGGCCGTTCCGCGTAGCGCGGTGCCGAACTTGGTATGCGCCTGACCAGCGGCAGCGGTCGGGATTTTGAAGCGCCAGAGCACCGTTCCGGCCGCGCCGTCGCGGATGGCAAATTCACCACCGGCAGTCAGCGAATCCCACGAAAGCTGGATGCCCTCGATGTAGTTCCTGACACCAGCACCGCCCGCCGCCTTGATCGTGACCGCCGTTGTCGTGTTCACGATGCCGCCGGTCGGGGAAGCGTAGTTCCAGAAGTTGGCCGTCAACGCAGGCTGGAAGATCTGGGCGTTGGGGTCTGAGGTAAGACCGATGTTGAAGACGCCCTGGGCCTCGCGAATTTCGCCGCTCGCCGCCTTGTATTGGGCGGTGTCGTTGATGGTAACTACCGTCATGGCTCAGGCCCTCAAATCTGGAAAGGCACGCGGCGAAGGTGGCGATATTCGCTGCTGTTGAGCAGGCGACGCACACCCTCCGCATGATTGGGATTGAAAATGTCCAACCCGTGTTCGATGCGCCATTTGAGCAGCACCGATGCCGGGATTTTAGCTGCGTGCCACATCTCCGAGCGGCGATCGTGCGCCTCGCTCTGGGCTCGCTTGTTGTCCTCCAGGATCAGAGGAACATCATAACCTTCGTATTTGACTGTGACCGTGCCGTGGTCTTCGCCGGTCGCCTTCATCCACTTGCGGACGCCGTTCCACGAGCCGTCGTCAATCAGCTCCCACTCAGACGCGCTCGGCATGCTTAGACCCGATCAAGGCTTTGGCGATATCGGCGGGAACCGTCTCGACAGCGCCAGTATCGCGGCGCTCGTCTTCGGCGATGAAAACGCCGTCCTTGGTGACGCGTATCTTCACGCCCGCAGACGCAGGCTGTGTAGCTTTCGCCATATTGTTGCTCCCAAAAGAAAGGGGCGAGCCGAAGCCCGCCCCGATCAGTCTTAGGTGAGATCGGCCACCACGCCCGACGCCGCCTGATTGAGACAGCGAAGCGCGAACTCGGTGTGCATCTCCTTGCGGGTAGCAAGGCCGGTCTTGGCCAGGTCATTGACCTGCATCGAGTCACCGACCGCGATATCCCAATATTCCGGGTCCACGATCAACGCATCGCGCGCCGAGCAGAAGCGATCCGGAACGAACTGGATCGTACCGAAGTCCGACACATAGGCATCGGCGCCGGCAACGATCGTCAGCTTCTTGTTGCCCGTCTCGCGGCGCTGGGTCGCCAAGCCGAGGAAACCGGCCTCAGCCTGCTTCTGGGTGCCGTTGGTGATAACCATTTTCGGGTTACCGCCGTTGACCCAGATCGACTGAAGTACCGGCTTCAGCAAGGCTTCCGTGTAGGCGCGCTGCGTGCCGTTGGTGGCAGCAGCGACGATGCCCGCCGAGAAGCCGCCGTTGGAACCGGTGGCACCGCGTGACGTGTTGGTCGTGAGCCACGCCAGAGCGCCGGCAGTCTGGCCAGCCGTACCCGCAAGAGCGGCGACCGACGCATAGTTGCCGGAGCAGCGCGCTTCCATGTCGGTGCGAAGCTCGCGGCCCGCCTTCATGATTTCGCGCGCCAGTTCCGAGCGGCGGCCGGCCTTGTTGGTCCATTCGACGGTCGTGGACGAGCCAACGACCTTCTTCATGATCTGGGTGTGCGTGCCGACGCGGGTGGTGTTCGGACGGCTGTCGTTGGTCAGATCATCGCCCTGGATAGTGGCGTTGTTGGCATTGGCCGCGACGAGGCTGTCCGTCTGCCATTCGGTGTAGGTATTCGACGCCTTCGACCGACCAATCGCGTCGATGAAAGGGGTGTCATCGGGGAAGAGCGCGGCGATCTTGTCGTCGAGGTCTTCGCGAACGCCGACACGTGCGACGTTCTGGATGGTGTTAGTTGCAACAGTCATCGAAAGGGTTCCATCTAGATTGATGGGTCCCGCCGCTGCGTATCGCCCCCTAGATCAGCATCCCAAGCGACCGCATGTGATCGACTGGGTCTTTAGCCCCCTTGCCAATATTGCATGGAGGGCAAAGTAACTGAATGTTTGATGGAAAATTAGTTCCGCCGAGCTTTAGCGGCACAATATGGTCCCGATGAAACTTGTCACCAAGCTGGGTACGGCATATTGCGCAACGACCGCGCTGCAGTAACTTTATCCGGTCAACGTCTTCGGGAGTAAAGCGTCCGTCCGCCTCGCGCTTCCGCTTGTCGCGGAGGTTGTAAAGCGGTTTCAGCTTTTCCTTGTTCCGATGATACCAGTCCCGCTTAATAGCGCGCGACTTCTCAAGATTGGCGGCGTGCCAATCCCGCCTCGATTTACAATGCGCTTCCACATTTGCTTCTCTGAGCGCCCGCTGCTTATTTGCTTCGGGAGAGTTACTTGTCCTTCGCGCCATTCACGAATGATAACACATCGTGAAAGGGAAATGAATCCATCAAAGGGAGGGTTTACGTCTCACGACGTGACCCAAGCCGATGCTCAGTCGAGCAGGCCGGCGTTGGTGAGGTATTCTCCAAACGCATCGGATTTCTCAGCCCGCGAACGGGCGCCGAGTGCGCGTTGGAAAGCGGCATCAGCCTTGCCTTGACGGTTCTGGTCGCTGGTCCGAGCAACGCCCGGCTTCACGACCTTCGGCAAGTTCTTGGCGGCTGCGACACCTTTCATCTTGGCGCTCATCGCGGCATCCCATTTGTCGGCTTTCGCCTTCAGTTCGGACACTTTGCGCATTGCCAAGATGTCAGCGGCGCGGGCCTGGCTGACGTGCGTCTCCGAATAGCCCAGCTCCAGGGCGATGGCCGTCAGATCCTTCTGAAGGTTCGCGCTGGTTTCCGGGGCAAACCATTCCGGAAACTGACTGCGGAGCGTGGCGACTTCGGCCTGCATTTCTGCCTGCTCGATTGCCGACGCCTGCTGTCGGGCCTGATCCTCATAGATGGCCGCCTGTTGCTGCGCTTCCGTGCGCTGGGCAATTGCCGCCTCGTAGTTGGACTGCGCCTGATAAAAGCCCTGGGGGTCATATTGCAGCATGGCCGGATCAGGGCGTTGTGTGGTGAACATGCTGGCGTATTGCTGAAGCTCGCGGGCCATTTGCTGCGACTGCTGGGCAATCACCGCACGCGCTTCATTCTCGACCGCCTGTCGGGTGTTGGCGGCCTCTTGTGCCTTCGTCTGCACGAATGCCTCGCGCTGCGCTTCGCGCTCGCTTACGACCTTCTGCATCTCGGGCGGTAGTTGGGCGAATAGCTCCTTGGCATCCGCCTTCCACGATGCCGGGGGATCGATGGCCGGCTCTGCCGGTTCATCCTCAGGCTCGTCTTCCTCGGCTTCCGGCTCTTCAGCCTCGTCCTCAGGTAGTTCTTCGTCTTCTTCCAGGCCGAGCATATCGGCAAGGTCGTCCCCGGTCTTCGGTTGAGCCGGGGCGTCATCGATTTCGATGGCGTCGCCGGCTGTTGCGTCTTGCAACTGGGCCATTGTACGTCCTCTTGCGAATGGCGACGCCTCACGACGTGGCCGGATACCCCGTTACGATCGGGGAATTAGAGCATCCCCATCAGCTTGCGCCGCTCGATCGGGATGGCTGCAATCTTGTCGGCCTGGGCCTTGTCGGCGCGAGCCATGTCACCAGCGGCAATGACCGCCTCAATCTGGTTGCGCACTTCACGCAGCACGCGGTTGGCCAGGGCCAGCTTGACGATCTTGTCCGATGCCCACGGCTCGGTTGATGCGATCTCGGATAGGCGGGCCGTATAGGCGGCAGCAACTGCGTCGAACGCGGGCGCCAGGAATTGTTCCATGGCGCGCTCTGCCTGCTGGCCTAGGACGATGCTGTCAGGCGTCATTTCGACAAGTCCCCGCCAGCCTTCATTTGATGCACCTTAGCGCTAGCCGCCTCTGATGCGATCTGTAGATCGTGGTCGTGCTTCTCGCGCGCCATCTGCAAATCGTGCGCCTGCTTTTGCTCTGCGAGGGTTGCGTTGGCGATAAACGTGCGTTCGGCCAGCGACGCCTCGAACTCTGCTTTCTCGCGGGCAAGCTGGGCCTGCTGATCAGCCGTCGAGCGCATCGTGTCGAGCTTCAGTGATGCTTCCTGAGCCTGCATCGCCATCTGTGCCTGCGACATCTGCTGGTCATGCTGCATCTTCTGTGCGGCAAGCTGTGCGTCCGCTTGGGCCTTCGCCATCGCAGGATCGGGCTTCGGCTGTGCCGGCGGCGAGTTGGCTGGATCGCCCCAATAGTCGTTCGGATCGCCAAGGTTGCAATCCTCGATCAGCCCCTTCACGTTGTTGTAAATCTTGTCCGGCGTGACCTCAGCCAAGCCTGCTGCCATGCCCGCTTGCTGGATGCTGAGAAGCTCCATGCGGTACTGAAGGCGCTGATCCTTACGGCCCGAGCCCAAGCCGACGCGGACGTTGATGTCGATCTCTTCCGGCCACTGGCTGGGGTCAACCATGACCTTTTGCCCGTCGATCCGCATCGGGAACGGCTTACCGAACTCACGTAGCTGGCGGTAAATCTTGGCGAACAGCGGCGCGACCAGCATCTCAGCGAAGTTGCGCGCGACGTATTCCTGAATCTGCTCACCCGCTGCCGTCTGCAACGCCATGCCGGTAGCGGTTTTGTTGAGCGTGTCGGCGTCCAAGCCCTGATTGTGCCGCGTGATGCCGGTGCGGCTCTCACGCTGGCCAATCATGAACTCGATAGCCTGGAATGCGGTTGCCGATGTATCCTGATTGCTGACCGTCTCGGGCTTGACGCTGCCTTTCCACCGCACCACTGCGTTCGGCCGCACCGTCAGCAGATCATCGATCGTGTTCTCGCCGATCGCCGCTTCGTTCACATAGGTACGCGGGGCCAAGCCTATGTAGAGCGAGTCCATCGCGTTCCGCAGCAGCACCGAGTTGGTGCGCTGAATGTCCGCCACCTTGTCGCCGAGTGATTGCCCGACCAACCGGTGCGGCATCGGGAATGGGCACCAATATTCGAACGGATGCTCGTCAACGGATTCGATCTTCAGGATCTCGCGGCCGGCGCGATGCACGCAAATGAACTCGGATACGCCGTCGTCGTTCACATCGAAGCGGGTATATTCCTCCAGCAGCCAAACCTTACGGTTCGAACCGTCGCGCTCCACCAGCGTTGACATCTGGTTGCGGTTTGGCTCGCGGGCGCTGGACAGGCCACTATCGATGTAGCTGTCACTGCCCGACACGTCGTTGGACACGTCGAAACCCATCTCGCGCAGATCGCTCAACGTCTTTTGCGTGCGATGGGCAATGTACGGCGTGCTGATCAGGTCGCGCGTATCGGGCGAGACTAGGATTTCCTCATTCGGAATAGCGTCAACGCAGAACTTGGGCGGCTTTGGCTCATGCGTGACAACACGCCAATCACCCTCCTCGTTCGCTGGATCGACGGGCTCTGCTTCCTGCGCCTCGATCATCGACAGCATCTCTGCCGGCACGATATGTTCGCTGCGCTTGGGCGGCACGGCCTCGGGGTACGACTTCACCCAGCCAGTCTTTTCGAGAAGGCCGGCCTTCAGCGAATCATGAAGCACGGCATAACCCCGGCTCTTCTTCATGAAGAGGTAGTGGATCGCCTCCGTTGCTTGCTGCGCTGGCCCGATCGGGTTGCGCTTCGGCTGCTGCGGCATCGGTTGCCCGTCAGGCCCGACCTGGGGCTGACCCTGCTCTGCCGCCTCACCCTCTTCGTCTTCGTCGTCGTCGCTGTCGTGGTCGCTGTCTTCGAACTCAGCGATCTTGTCCCCCGATACCATCGTGCGAAGAACGGCAACCGTCATGTGATCGACAACTTCTGCCACGTCGCGGGTAACGAGCTGTGAACGGCCGTCCTCTTCGTCGCCGTACGGTTCGCCATTGTAGAAGCCGAGCAATGCTGCGCGCTGTTCATCCAGCGTGTTGTCGCGGGCTCGCGTTTCCTCTTGCTCCAGGAATTGCAGAAGCTCGGGGGCGTCAATCATCAAGCAATGCCCCTGCTGGAATAGGTGATCTTTGCGGATTTGCGCGGCTCTTCGTAAGCGACACACATCGCCCCGAAGGCATCGGCGCCGTGGCTTGCCCAATCATGCTCGGGACCAAGACCAACTTGCCGCGCTTCATCTTTCCTCTCGTGATACCAACCGAGCGCATCGCGCCCGGGCTGCGTCGTCTCTTCATCAAACCAAATGGACGGGAACATGCGCCGCCCCGCCTCGATACGGGCTGCGGCGGCGCCCTTCCCCTGATTGGGGATGACTGTCACATTGTATCCTGCGTCTCTCAACGCGCTTTCATATGATACGTCGATCACGCGATCATGAGTCGCGCCGTCATGTGGCAACCAGAACTCTGCCCGGTCAGGCGTGTAGCCCTTCGATCGTAGCCAATTGAGGTGGGTGGCCAAATCCTGGCCGACTGCCTCGTAATAGTCTCTCGTCCTGATCTCGCGGCCGATGAACTGCGCTGGCCACATCGCGAAGGCATCCGCCCTTGCGCCTGTGCCGCCAATGTCCACGAACAGGCGGATCGTCATCAGAGGGTCGAAGGCTACCTTGCCGATGCGACCCTCAGTCTTGGCCGCCGTCAATTGCTTGGCATAATAGGCGCCCTCGGCAACCGTGATGTACCCGCCTTCCCAGATGTGCTCGTACTGGTCTGGCTGCATTCGCAGGCAGTCCAGACGCTCTTGCTCAAGCTCGGTGGTGAACCATGGGTTGTCGCGCCAGTTGGCCTGAACCACGACAGCGCCAGTAGGCTTTTCCGCCCCTCTCAGCATCACGTCGACTGGGTCGCTCTTGCGCCGCGCGTTCCAGCTGGCGAGGATCTGTGATCCGGGCGCTCGGATCGTTGGGCGAAGTAGCGACAGGCTGTGCGCCGACACCGTCTGGGCTTCCTCCAGCCATGCGCGCTTGAAACCCTCCAGCGACTTGATCGATTCCGCCGTATGGTCCTGCATGCCCTGGAAGATGATGACACCATCTCCCGGTGTCTGGATTAGCTCCTTGAACACCTTGAACCCGTCAGCCTCGCCCAAGCGGAAGTCGGACAGCTTCGTTTCAATCAACCGCTTGGACGATTGCGCGAGAGACTTTTGAACCTCACGAATGCACACCGACAGCAAGCCGCGCTCGGCAATCGCGTCCTCGATCAACAGCCCGGCGAAGAAGTGAGACTTGCCCGAGCCTCGCCCGCCCCATGCGCCCTTGTATCGGGCCGGTGCTAGCAAGGGCTCGAACGCTTCAGCCGTTGGTATGCGAAGGGCGGACAATTTCCCGCACTACCTTGTGGATATGCTCGCCCTCTTCGCCAGGGCCGTTCACTTGCAGCGGGAGAAGTTTCGGGTAGATTGTTGTCCAGAACGCCGCCTCGTTCTTCTCGTCTTCCTTAGCCCATGCGACGAGCCGCTTCGTTCCGCCTAAGCTTTCAGCCGCCAATGCGATTGCTTCCTTGGCGATCAAGGTCGTCTTGTTGGGAGAGCCCTTAGGCCGCCCGCGTCCAGCCGCCGGTGGTTTAATATCCGCCACTATTAAATTCCCCTCGTTTCTGCTCCCGATCGGGTGGGCAGGCTTGGGTGGGTTACTTGATCGACCGTGTTTCGTGTCGCTTGTCGGCCGCGCTGGAAAGCTGGCGACATACCTCTTGAAAGAATGCTTTGGCTGCGTGGAGGGCGAGCAAGCGCCAGTCCATCAGCCCCATTCCTCATCGCGGCCAAAGCCCATCGGATTAGGCGCGCGCCAGATCATGTCGCCCGAACTATCGAGCAAACCCGTGTCGATTGCCTCGTGATCGTGAACCGTGATCGAAACGAGAGTGTTCGGCTCTGGCGAGAAATACTCATCCTCGACCCAGCCCTGAGAGCGTGGGCGGGTGAAGTAGCGTGCCATCTCTACAGCCCAGCCCAGATCCCGAGCTTCCTCGCCCGCTCGTCGTACAAGGCGAGATCCGATTTGCCGGACCACTCAATTACCTTGAGCCACTGGCTGGCAAGTTCATCCTTGCTAATCATCCAGCGCCATAGGCCGTGCTTGCCGTTTTTGACGGTCACGTGATCGCTGTCCTGCCTGACGATAATTCTAGGTTTGGTGGCAACGGCGCGGACGACCGCTCTCTGCATCGCTCACCTCTCGATTAACCCAGCAAGTCGTCCAGTGCTGTGCGACAGGGCCTAGCATAGGGAGGATGAAGGTGCGCCAGGTGGGCGCTTGCTGGTCGGGCCGAAGCCCAAAGCCCTGAAATGCGAAACGGCCCGCGCGATTTCTCGCTGGGCCGTTGACGCAATCCTAGATATTGCTGATCGCTTTACCATGCGGGGTGGGGCAATGTCAAGCGCGTTCCAACAATAATTTTTCGATCAGATCGGCGCATGCCTGGAAGTGGCAGCTTTGGCAGTCGCCGTCATATCGCCAAACACCCAGGCCCCAGCGCGTAGGCTCTGCAAAGGGCTGATCAGTCTCATAGAACCGGCCAGCGTAAAACCGTGCCCACCCGGCTACATCCTCATGCGGTGGCCTGGCATCCGGGTCGCGGTTGAGCTCTATCTCCGGGTTCCACATCAGTACGAAAGCCTTTCCTTCATGCTGATGATATCGGCGACGAACTGCACAACCGTTCGCGCGGCGCTAACCTGATCGTTTTTGCATTCAGTCAGCCTGGATCCAGCATATCCGGCCGGCTCATCGAACCGCACCACGTTCTCGTAGGTGTCCCAATATTTGGCCGGGAAATACCCCTTGATCCGGTGCAGATCGTCCCGCGCCTCGATCTCGCGCATGTTGCCATCGCCTGGGCTACCGAACACCGTTCGGTTGAGGTTTGCCACCAAGCCGCCTGACGTACTGATGGCATCCCATAGGGCGATGCAGTGCGCTATTGCCGCGTTCTGGCTGTCGCTTAGCAGGCCGGCGGTTTGCCACCGAGCGATCGGCGTTCCCCCGCGATTGACGACCTTGGTTAGGTTGCGATCGTAGTCGCCATGTCGCGCAGCGAACTCATTGACGAGCGGCTGCGCGTGATCGTTCGCGGCCTCAGCGTCGGCCAGCTTTTGCAGCGGCCCGCGTGTGTCAATTCTCAGCTTTGATCGCTTTGCCATGATACCCCACCCTTTGAAATGAGTTAGTCGCCAGCGATTAGATTTGCCGCGATGCCGACCCACGCGACGAGCCCAACCACAGCCGCCAGAACGACAACGTATAACCAGCCAATGAGGAGCGCCGGGGCACAGAACGCGCAGACCAACATTCCAACGCCGATAATTGGTTTCAAATTCGATTTCGTCATCTCGCTTCCTCCAAATCGTCCTGTCCGTTAACTCGCCAGAAAAATGCTACGTCGTGATCGTCGCCGCGAAGGCGCCAGTCTAATTGTGCTGCCGTGTATGTGTGCCGCGAGACTTTCCCGTTCCTCCACCTGATATGCAGCGGGATTGTCTTGTCGCGCGGTGGCCGACCTTTGTTGGCGTGTTCGCGGATCAAGCGGGCACTCGACCGTAGTCAGTGACGTAGCGCTGGATCGGAGCCGCCCTTGAGGCGCGCTGTGCGGCTTGATTGCGATAGGAGTCAGTGCCCACTTGATCGACCCAATCGATCGTGCGGTTCTTCACCTTGCCGTTCTCATCGAGAAGGTATTTCGTGACCCAAGAACCAGCCCGCTTGTTCTTTGCGTTCATCCATCCGATGAACTCATCCCAGGTGCAGGCGACCATCACATCATTCACCGGAACGTAAGCTTCTGGACGGCCAGAGCCGCTAGTGCCGGAGGGTTGCCGAAGCGGATTTGTCATTGTAGTTGCCTTCCAAGGTCTTCTGGAAATTCGCTTTTTTGGTTATCCAGTCGAATGAGCAGCCGCGCCACTCGCGCAGGAAAGTTGACCGCTCGACAGCGCCAAACACAGCGCGCCAATCGTCAAGAGAGTATCCGGCTATGCGGGCTCTAAGCCGCTGGCGGCGTTCTGGCGTGAGGTCGCGGACGGTCGGCTTGCCAATGCGCTTGGCCACGTCATTCCAAGCTTCAACAACATGCTCGGGCTTGAGTGCATCGTCAGATGCACAATCACCGTTAGGTGATAGTTCTAATTCTTGTTCTTTAGGTTTTTTATATTCTTGTTCTGTGTCCCGGGTCTGTCCCGCGCCTGTCCCGACAGCTGTCCCTTGCGCTGTCTCAAGGTTGTCGTTTCCCGCCTGATATTTGTCGTAATTACAGATTGTTATGACAAGTACGCCTGTCCCGGCGTCTGTCGTTATCATGTCCTCGTCACGCATCCGTTGCAAAACGCGACTTACCCAGTTTTTATTGCGCTCGTGGGCGTCGGCGAAATCGCGAACTGAGATGGCAAGCTGCCCGCGCTCAAGTGATATGGCCTTGCCCTTGTAGCGAACCCGCACGGGCCGCCACGAAGCACGTAAGACCATCCAGGCGAACGCCATGGCCTCCGCATCGCTGCGAAATGCTGGGTGCCCTATCAGGCTGCGGTGAAGGCGCGCGTATCCACTCACTCAGGCACCACCTCGGGCCGAGCCCGGATGATGTCCTGATCGTCTAGATCCTTGATACGTGCTGCTATCCAGCCGTTGATCGTATCGAGAGGTATGAAGGACGTGCGCGACCACCAGCTTGCGTTGATGGCTGCCAGCATGTCCCTAGAGGCCGAGCGGATCAGTGCTTCGTAGCGGGTCATAGATCCTCCACGAATTGCGCTATGATCGTGTCAGCCACGGCTCGGACTTCAGCGTCACGCGACAGGCGATATTCGACTTGGCGAACGGCATGCATGACGGTCGTATGATCCCTGCCGCCGAACAGCCGACCGATCTCTGGATATGAGCGGTCTGTGAGTTTTCGGCTTAGGTACATCGCCAACTGGCGCGGCTGGCAGACACGCTTCGCCCTGCGCTGCGTGGTCATGTCGCCATATGCTAAGCCGTAGTGTTTGGCGACGGCCTGCTTGATGTCATACACCTGCGGCGGCCCCTTGGGGACTGGCGGCGGTGACGGCTCGATGATGATGTAATCCCGAACGCGCGGGACCGGAGCGGCGACGACCACGCGGGGCGACCAGCCTGGCGGATTGGTGCGGCGCGCGATCATTGCAGCAAGTCCCGCAGCAGCGACAGGCGGATGACGACCAGCGTCTCCGAACTGTCGGCGCGCATTGCCATGAAGTCGTGATCGCCCAACGGTCCTGTGATCCAGGCGGGCAATTCCTTCTTGCGCTTAAGCTCACCACGCAGCGGCTTTGCGTCGGCGGCGTATCCCGGCTTTACCGTGATATCCCCCTTTTCCTCCCCTGCCCCTGACAGTGGGACGCGGCGCGCGAGCAAGCCGCCCTCGCGAAGGAAGTTCACCGTCTCGCGCTCGAAACTGTAGCCCCTGCGGCGAGTGTACGCCCCGTTGCGCGGCTTCTTGCCAGCGATTCCTGTGCCCCCCGCCATCTCTACGCTGCCTGCTTGAGGCGGTTAGCGTAGTAGCGGTCCATTGCCTCTTTCAGCATGCGGCATCCACGCTCCGCATCAAGGCGCCGCAGAACGATGTCGCTGGAGTCGGGCGGAAGGTAATCGCGCGAAAGGCCATGTGCCTTGCGAACCGTCTTATAGCGGGCCTGGATTGAGCGAAGCGATCGGCCCGGGAACTTCTCCCACACCTCCCGCGCCTGAAGCCCGGCAAGGACTAAGCCCTCCAGAAAGGCATTGTCCTCGGCGCTCCACAGTGTGGCGTGCTGTGCGGGGCTCATGCTCGCGCCACCCGCTGCGCCACGGCGGCAATCTTCTGCGAGCGGCGACGTAGGCGCGCCTTCTCGATATGGTCGACCCTGCCGTCAGCTTCCGCGTCCAGCTTTTCGTGGATGAACCCGGCGGCTTCCCGGCCGAGCGCGTCGAGGTCGCCATCGTCAGGCTCTACGGACGTAACCAGCTTGCCGGCGATACCAGTGATAATCGACGTGCAATCATCCGGGATCACGCGGAGCAGCTTAACGAACACCGGTAGCGGCATCTTGGCGCGGGCGAAGATGTTGCTGCGGTTGTAGCTCTTGAGAGTGTCGAGAGGCACACCCGTCTCCCGCGCCAGCGTGGCCATCGTCAGGCCGTGATCGTGTTCGGCGAGGCGAAACATCTCAGCTTGCGCCGCCAGTGTTTCACCATCTGTTCCGTAATGATCGAGCATGATGCTTTTCCTCCCCAGGATTATTGGTTGCGGCCATGGAACGAACGTTGAGCCCGATCCCGCTTGGTGAAACTGCTGCGATTGCTGTCGCGCGACTGAAGGATCATGCCGAGAAAGGCGGCTGCGCCGACACCAAGCGGGACACCGACGAAACCGACGAAAAACAGTTCGCTCATGAGGCTTCCCCATGTTGATTGGCTGGTTTGTTGCTCGGCGGGATGGTCGGCGCCGGTTGGCCGCGTTGCGCAGCAAGGTGCCACAGCTCGCGCTCCCACGACTTGTCGGGGCTCACGTCATCTATCGTGACGGTCGCTCGTTTGAAGGTGCCGCCCGGCGCATTCATCTTGTTTCTGGCCGGTAGGACTGAATGTATTGGATCACCTTGCCCGCGTTCTTGAGCGTCAGCGAACGACCCTCGCGAAGCGTCTGGATCAGCGCCCCGTCTCCCATCACTTCGCGGCCGAAGCGCGACGGCGGAATGTTCTTGTCTGCGATGAATTGCTCGACCTTTGCGAGCAGGGCTTGATCGGTGAGCATCTCCATGACCGATCTAAGTATCATAAATTCCCAACGCTGCAACCAAAAAGTGTTGGGAATGTATGAAATAGGCATTGCGTGCCCGTTATGGGATATGGCCGCCATGGCCAAATCTCAGGGCAAGACAGAGGAAAGCCAGAAACGGGCGGTCGTATTAGCGGCGCGCCTTGAGCAGATACGCCCCGATGGATGGTCGGAGCGTCAGTGGTGCCTCAAGGCAGGGGTCAGCTCGTCATTCTTCTCAAATATGCGAGGGACGCCCACAAAGCCGCCTAGCGAGCCCTCTATCGGGAACCTGCGACTTGTTCTTGAAACAGCGGGAACGTCGCTTCCGGAGTTTTTCGTTGCCGAGGCGCGCGGGAGGGTCGTTCGGACGCCGAATAGACGAGAGCTAGAGCGGGCTTTTGCCGAAGCCTTGCCAGGCCTGCCACGGGCACCGGACAGGCGCGCGCAATATCTCGTTCAATCCGTTGCAGATGTCCTTGGGCTTCCCTCAGGTCTTCGCGAAATGCCGGGTAACGACGAGATGTCAGAGGCGGGCGATCGCGAAGCAACCGCTCCTGTTCGGCGAGCCACCAAGTAAGCTGTATCTGCGCTACGGCGCACGATCTGGTGCATCCAACACACGCGACCTCGCAGCCATAAATGCTTGGCGTCGCTGGCTCGCTACGCCCGCGCTTGATCCTAACCTGCTCACCCATGCCTTCGGCCTCGCCCTTTGAGTCGCTGATAGCATGTTCATGTTTCGTTCCGAAATTCCAACATGTCTAGGATTTTTCCTGCGGTGGCAGGCGGGCTTGTAAAAGCAGAGAACCCAAGCCTAGCTTAGCCGATGGCTCTCCAAATTCATCCCAATCCAGGCACGATCGTCATCTGTGATTACAGCACAGGCTTCAAGGAACCCGAAATGGTGAAACGGCGTCTGGCAATAGTCGTCTCGCCTCGTCTTAGGAGGCGCAGCAACCTTTGCTCAGTTGTCCCGCTTTCTACGACCGCGCCAGACCCGCTGGAGCCATGGCATCTGCGGTTGGAGTTCGCCAATCCACTCCCATCACCTTGGGATTCGCCTGTCATGTGGGCAAAGGCTGACATGGTCGCGACCGTCGCGTTCTCCCGTCTGTCCCTGCCGTTCGACGGGAGAGACGCGTTCCGCAATCAAAGGCGATATATTCAGCGTTTAGTGGGGGATGATCAGCTATCCAGCATCAGGCGATGCGTGGCTGCTGCCCTAGGCATAGTCATTGAACGTTAAGCTGCAGTACGCTATATCACACTCGTTCCCGCTCTGCTTCGGTATCGGGCTGAAGTCCTGCACGTCGCAGGCGGGGTCCTCGGGCGATGACAAGCTGAGGGCCTGTCAGAACCGGCCCCGGCTGGCTCGTTCCAGTCGGGGCCTGTCTGTCTCTGGGCCACAGTTATCGCCGTTGCCCCTCCAATCGATCAATAACGCTTCTTCGGCGCGTAGGGATCTTTCGTGCCACGCGTTCCGGTGTACGGATTGACGTTCGGCCGGCTCGACCAGTTGTCGGTGCGCGTCCGGTTCGGCGATGTGCGGTGATACGGTGCGACGTAGGTGCCGGTGGAGCGCTTGAAATAGCCCCGCACTGACGTGCTCCTGGCGTCTGCCGGTGTGGCGGCAACGACTGCCGCGATAGCTGCGAGCATCAATATGCGCATTGGTTTCTCCCCTCTCCTTTGCATCATTTCTTCAGGCACGGATATTTGTCAGCCAGCGCCTTGAAGAACGTGCCTACAAGTAAAGCTTTGCCTTCGGCTGGGTGAGCTTTGACATAGGCGATCATGATGGCGCGTTCATCTATGGACTCTGGCCGCCCTCCTGGCACACAGAAAAGCAGATTATCAAAGCCTTTCCCGTTTTGAGAGTTAGTGATCGCCGCGCCTAGTCTAAGGCCGTCTGACATACCGCGCGTAAGGGCATTGCAGGCAATGACGGCCGTTGCGTCCGTCAACGTACAGAGATGCACATAGTCATCTGCTGTGCTTAGCTGTTTGGGTAGCTCTTCAGCCGTCGCTGGCATGCCCCAGTTAGCCGCCGCGACAGCCACGAGAATTAGCCTTCGCATATCATTCCCCTCTTTTTCTGTAGAATCCTAACCGATCAGGTCGCCAAAAACCACCTGTTGGGAATTTATGATTTTTCCGCTTGACGTGTCATTAATTCCCAACGTATACCCCCTTCAACACGATCAGAGTGTTGGAGGCGGAATATGGTTCAGGATGTGGAAGTTGGGCGCGCCGCTGACGCGGAAGCTGCTCTATCGGCTTCGCCGACCGCGCCTGTAGTCGCGGCCCTGCCGGGTAACGATCAGCCGCGCGACTATGTTAACGAAATGTTCGCCGCGCTGATCAAGCGAAACGCGGACGGTATGCGCGAACGGGAAACGCACGTTCTTCCGCGTGTGTCATGCAAGTCTGGGCTCAACTTTTCGGTTCAGGCCAGCAGTTCCCATTATTGCTCGCCTCGCGACGATCGCGGCCCATGGCATATGGTTGAGATCGGGTACCCGACACGCAAGATTCCCGCTTGGTTGGAATATGCCGAGGAAGTCGGCGCGCCTCTCCAGACGGTCTACGGCTATGTTCCCGTCGCCGTCGTGAACGCTACGATTGCTGCCAATGGCGGCTGGAGCAAGGCGACCGAAAAGCGCCTCGCTGAGCAGGCTTCGGCATGACCGCTAACTCCCACCCTATAGAAGAACCGATGCGCGTTTCGGACGTGCTGGACCGTGCTGCCGATCTTCTGACGCCGGAAGGCGCTTGGACGCAGGAACTTTTTGCCCGCGATATCTGCGGGGGCCCATTGTCCGCTGGGTTCGATGAGGGAGCCGTATGCTGGTGCGCGATTGGCGCTATAGAAAAGGTGACTGGAGAGGAATTCCTTGAAGAGCTTCCCGTTCTCGCCGCCCAGCAACTCGAAAGCGTCCTTCTTACTGCAATCCCGCCTTGGAACGACGCTCCAGAGCGCACTCAAGCTGAGGTCGTAGCCAAGCTGCGCGAAGCCGCCGCCCTCGCACGGGAGCGAGGCGCATGAAAGCCCCCATCTCACAAGAACCCGGTGACTGGATGGCATTGCCTTTTTCAGTCCGAGATGGCGTGTTCCATGCCATTCTCGATCCCGGCGCGGTCGTTGGCTATCGGCTGGAAGCATCAGACGGCGCGCTGGAAACAGCCGCTCACTGGCAAGCAAGGGCGGCCATAGAGGCAATGCGGTTGGCTGGCTGGCGGTACGTTGGCGAAGGCCGCGCAGCATGAACGCCCCCTCTCACATCAAGGCACACAACGCTCTCCGTTACTGCCCTACCTGCACAGCAATGTCAGAGATGGCTGAAGACGGAACGTGTCTTGAATGCCTCTCCATCATAGACCTGACCCTCTGGCAGGAAACAGAGGAAGCATGGGCTTCTGATGCTCGCGCAATGGAGGCCGAGGAATTGGCTCCGCGCGTCATCGTTTGGGATTTCACGAGATGAGCCGCGACGTTCACCCCTACTGGCGCATCTTCGCCGAGGAAGTGCCCTGTGAATTGGGCATCACACTGACAGATGATCAGGTCACGGCGCTTGCGCATGCCATTGAGGGGGCGGCCGAGAACCAATCGACCGGGTGTGGCTGGGATCACATTCCCAATCCCGACCGAGCGGAGATCGAACGCCTTGAGCGGCAATTGAAAGCCGTGCGGGCGGAGGCTGAAAATGCCGAAGACGTGTGGCGCAACGCCTTTGCGTTCATCGGCGGCGTTCGTCCTAGCGAACTGTATCGCGATGGCAATCGTATCAAGGTCGGAGGCTTCTGATGGCCAGCCTTACCCCCTTCTTTGCGTCCGATCGGGCGCTCAACCGTGGATATGGGAGAGTGTTGTGACCGATAAAGATTTCGTACGCGACGCGAGGAAGCGTTGGGACAAGATTCTCGATTACGCGAACGATCCGGCGAAAGACGGGACTGCCGCAGCAATCGCGATTGGCATGTGGGCGACGATGAATGTCGATCGCCTGCTTAAGATCGCTGCCACCAAAACCGAAGGCCGGTCATGATCCCCCTCCCCGAGATCAAGGTAACCGACAAGACCATTCCTGTTCTGGAAAGCTTGGGGGTGTGCCTGAATAGGATGATTGAACTTCAGATGCAGGCTTACCCGTCTGTTTGGTCTGATGCTGAGCGACGCGAGGAAGCGGAGAAGTTTCTTTATGGAGACTTGGCGAATGCGGCTGCGCCGCACCGCGCTGCCAGCCTTCGGCCTCAGCCTGCTTCGCAGTCTTCGCGGAGTGGCATCGACTTTCGCGGGGAGTTAGGCTGATGGCATCCCTCCCTATTCGCCGCCAGCAATTCGACGTGCAAGGGTTCGCGTCATGGTTGGCACGGAACGGCGCGGAGGTTGGCATCCCCACCAATCCCTATGAAGTAATCCGCTATCGCGCTTACGATCGGTCGGGCGCCAAAGCCGCGACCCACATCGTCTATTCGAAGGAGAATGGACTTCTCAATTTCCAGGGTAGTTCGCGCGAGCACTACACCCTGTTCTCTAGCGGGTGCGATTTCCTCAGACCGCAAGCGCTTACGACGCCGACAGCGGTTGCGCCAAAGGCTGCCAAGCTGAGCAAAACCGCATTTGCGCGCGAGAAACTTTTGCAGCGCGACGGCGATGAATGCTGGTTCTGTGGTCTGGCAATGGGCGACGATATCACCATCGAGCACTTAGTTCCCAAGTCTGCCGGCGGCGGCAACAAGCTTGCAAACTACGCCTTGGCCCATGCCCGCTGCAATCATCTAGCGGCCGACAAGCCGCTGATCGAGAAGATTGAACTGCGATCGGCAATGCGCGCCGCGTCAGTCGGTACCCACCCGGAGGGCCAAGACGGCGAAGCTGGCTTGGTACGTAGCATGGGTGGCGCGGTGGCGCAGCCAGACGCCCAAACCACCCCATCGGAGAACCCCTCATGACAACCAAGGTGATCCAAGCGGATAGGGAAGCTGCGGCAAAGCTTGCCGACTGGTTCGGCACGGAGCTGGGCATCGATGGCAATGATCTTGCCGCCATCCTCAATGGTGCGTGGGACGATGAGATTGATGATTTAGGCGCCATCGTTACCGCCTTCGCCTCTCATGCTGATCCGTTGAGAAGGGCTCTGGAGAAGATCGCGGAAGGCGATGAGCCTAGGCCGGTCGGAAAGTCGTGGTTCCCCGACAAGCGGGTCAGCAAGCACGACCAATGCACCCATGGTGTCTGGATGTACGAAACCTGCGGAAACTGCATCGCAGACTTCGCTCTTGCCGCCCTTAGTAGTGGGGAGAACAACAATGGCGAGTAAAGATCGGGCGATTGCCGCTTCGCGTCACCGCGTCACTCAGGCTTCGCCCCAAGCCGCTGCGCGTCTTGGCCATTCGGTGAGTACCGCATATCGCAATCAAGGAGACAATCTGTGATCGAGCAGAGTGAAAGCATCGCCGCGCTCTCGAAAGCCCTGACCCAGGTTCAGGGCAGCGTAGAGGGTGCGGTCAAGGGCAAGGTGAACCCTGCCTTCAAGTCCAAGTACGCCGATCTGACGAGCGTGTGGGAAGCCTGCCGCGAGCCGCTGGTGATGAACGGCCTGTCGGTCGTGCAATTCCCCGGCGAGATGATCGACAACCGCATGACGCTCACCACCCAGCTTTCGCACGAAAGCGGCGAATGGATGCGCTGCACGCTGTCGATCCCGCTCACCAAGGCGGACGCCCAAGGATACGGCTCGGCCGTCACCTATGCCCGCCGCTACGCCCTGGCTGCCGTTGTCGGCGTGTGCCCCGAGGATGACGACGGCAACGCCGCCAGCCGTGCCACGGCCCGGAATGATACCCGTAACGAGGATCGCATCACCGAAGCGCAGCGGGTCGAGCTTATGGCCCTTGCGGCGGGCAAAAACACCGACATGAAGGCGTTCTGCACCTTCTACAAAATCGACGCCCTGCCCGAGCTTCCCGCGTCGAAATACGCGCACGCCAAGGCCGCTCTGACCCGGAAGGAAGCGGCATGATCGAACAGCGCACCGATGAATGGTTCGCGTCGCGCTGCGGCAAGGTGACCGCCAGCCGCATCGCCGACGTGATGGCCAAGACCAAGACCGGCTATGGCGCTGGCCGGGCGAACTACATGGCGCAGCTTGTGGCCGAGCGGCTAACTGGCGCGACGGAGCCCTGCTTCACCAATGCCGCGATGCAATGGGGCACGGAGAAGGAACCCGAGGCGCGCGAGTGCTATTCGTTCCATCGCGGCTTATCCGTGGTCGAGGAAGGCTTTGTCCCGCACCCGGTAATTGACATGGCCGGCGCGTCGCCAGACGGCCTGGTAGGCGATCACGGGCTCGTGGAAATTAAGTGTCCTAACACGGCCACCCACATCGATACCCTGCTGGGCGCTGCGATCGATGACAAGTACATCAAGCAGATGCAGTTCCAGATGGCGTGCTGTGGTCGCAAATGGTGCGACTTCGCATCCTATGACCCCCGGCTTGGTGTCGAGATGCAATTGCACGTCCGCCGAGTGGAACGCGACGACGCACTGATTGCCGAGATCGAGGAAGCAGTTGCCGCGTTTCTGGCTGAGCTTGACGACAAGGTCGCGCGCCTGACTGCCGAGTACCGGAAAGCAGCATGACACTCCCAGAGCGCGCCCAAATCGCCACACAGACTCGCCAGAGTATGGCCAACGAACGCGCGGCCATTTTCCTGCGGATGCTTGACGATGGCATCAACCGGAAAACGGCGCTGTACTATCTTGGCGTTAGCGACCGCACAGCGTCTCGCTACCGGCAGAGGGTGGGCTGATGCTCCCCCGCCGCATCCCCAAGCCTGCCAAGCGCGCTAGTCGTTGGCGTAGCCAGGCGCATTGCAACTTCGTGCGCTCGCATAGCTGTTCGTGGAACGGCTGTGACGGTCGCCCGATCGAGGTTGCACACGTCAGGCTCGGGAGCGGCGCTGGCATAGGCCAAAAGCCGGATGATTTTCTGACGGTAAGTCTGTGCCAGTTTCACCATGCCCAGCAACACCGCGTTGGCGAACAGACCTTTTGGAAGGGCTTTCCGATCGTGGATTTGATCGAAGAGTTCATCAAGGCGAGCCCGAAGCGGGCAGAGATTGAGCGCATCAGAAAGGAGCGCGAGAATGTCTGATCGCATCGCCCCGCTCCACTTCGCCAAGACGGTGCAGGGCTTTGTCCCGGTATCCGCTGCCGCCCGCGAGTTCCACGCCAAGACCAAGATCGGCCAGCGCGTGGAACTGAAAGGCCGGCGCCCGCGCAACGCCGCTCATCACCGCAAGCTGTTCGCGCTCCTGGCATTGCTGGCGGACAACCGGGACGAGTTCTCATCGGCTGATGACGCATTGCTCGGGCTTAAGGCCGTGCTTGGTTACGGGTCATGGAAGCTGCTGCATCCGAAGGCCGAACGTGAAGTGTTCGTGCCCGACAGCATCGCTTTCGAGAACATGGCGCAGGACGATTTTGAAGCATTCTACGAACAGGCGATCGCTGCCGTCCAACGTTGGTGGCTGCCGGTTGCCGACAACGATTTACGCGAAGCCATCGAAGCCTTCGCAGCATAGGAGAAACGACGTGGATTTGGAAACTGCAAAGCGCGCCCTTGATATCGAGATGGGGCCGAATGACGCCGACGCCTCAACCGTCCGCGACTACCTCAAGGAACTGTTGCTTACGGTTCTTATCGAAGAGGAATCGTTCAGCGGGAAGCGTCCGTTCGGCAATAGCGGATGGCAATACGAATTGCTCGGCCCGATCGAGGCCGCCGGTATCGACTGCAACGACTCTGAGGCGCTGTTCGCCGACTTAGTGAACGCGCTGGCAGCATGACTTCGAAGCGCAGCAATACCGCTAGCGCCAAGGGCCGGGATATCGCCCCCGGTGTTCCGGCCCAGAAAGGTAGTGTGATGGAAGAGGATATTGGGCGCGCCCTTCGGGAAGCTGCTCTAGTCGCTGACGCGACCGGAGCCGCAAGCGTCTCCGCCCATGCGGGTGACGATCAGCCGCGCTTGTACGTCATGACTGCCGTGAATGACACTTGGTGTGTCTGGACCAAAAACGGCCGTCGCCCGAAACGTTTTCATGCCTCCCGTGAGGATGCTGAAACCGAAGCAGTTCGTCTGGCGAAGGTCGTGCCGGGGGCAAAGTTCCACGTCCTGCACATGGTGGCGAAATTCTGGGCGCACGAGGCTGGCCCAGCGATCGCCCAAGGAGACGCAGCATGACCGCCCTCCATACCCGCCTCCCCAACTTCGAGCATGAAGCCCGCGTCCTAGCAGTGCGCCGGCAGATGCTTGCCCTAGACCCGCTAGCCAATGAACGCTGGCTCCGTCGAGCAAAAGCATATCCCAGGTTACAGAGGATCAAGCGGAGGGCGGGGTTGTGACAGAGGTTTGCCCGTTTTGCGAACTGTCCCAAATCGCCAGCCCTATCGTGGTTTACGGTAACGTGATGGTATTCACGCCGCTCAATCCAGTCGCGCCAGGCCACCGTCTGGTAGTGCCAAGGGAGCATGTTGCCGACTTCGCCGCTGACCCAAGGGTTTCCGCTGATGTAATGGCAGTAGCTTCCCTGCTGGCACATGAGGCGGGCGGTGCGTTCAACGTTATTACGTCGCGAGGCACTGAAGCTACGCAGTCGGTGATGCACCTTCACCTGCACCTCATTCCCCGGAGTGAAGGAGACGGGCTAAAGCTGCCCTGGACTACCCCCAAGGACATTCAGGGATGACAGCGCCCGAGCGCGTCCTAATCGAAGGAGCGGCCCTTATTACAGGGCTGCCGGCGCGCACCTTGCAATTGATGAGCCAGCGGGGCGACATATGGGGCGCGGCCAAGCTCGGTCGTCGCTGGACCTACAACGAAGCGAGTTTACGCGCATGGCTGCGAGCACAAGAAGCGGCAAACGAGAACCGTCAAACCTCTACAAGCGGGGCGGCATTTACTATGCGCGTGTCGCCGTCGATGGGCGGGAGCAACGACAATCCCTTAAAACGCGCGATCGAGCGGAAGCTAAAAGGCGCCTCGACCAATGGCTGAAAGGCAAGTCCCCCTACCATGGCACGATCCGGCATACCTGGCGCGAGGCCGGGGCTCTGTGGATCGACCAAGGGCAGTGGAAGCCCAAGACGCTCGCGGGGTACGTGAAGCTGCTTGGCGTGCTGGATGCCTATTTCGGCGACAAGTATTGGGATCAAATCGACAAGGCAGCGCTGCAGGGATTCATTCAGATGCGGCGCGATGCCGGGTCGGGTGTGGCCACTATCAACCGATATTTGTCGGTCGTGTCTGGCATCGCAGATACGGTGAAGGAACTACCCGGCTGGCCAGATGTGAACCCGGTGGCGTTGCTTCCGAAGAAACCGCGCAAGGAGAAGCGCAACAGCTACGTGCGTCCCCCGATCGAGGATATCGAGGCCTATTTCGCGCGAATGCACGGCACCTTCCGGGATCTATGCCGTCTGTCCCTACTGACCGGAGCGCGAATGGACGAGCTGGCGACACTGAAAGCGGCGGACGCGCGCAACGGCCGATTGCAACTATGGAAGACAAAGCACGAGTTTCGGGTAATCCCGCTGGACCCGGAGGCGCTGGAGATAGTCAACCGGCAACCGGATCATCGCTCCGGGTATCTGTTCGTGACGCGCAACGGCGACCGCTACAAACGTGTAACCGAGATGTGGCGCGAGGTCGTGCTCCGGGCACAGAAAATGGCACAGCTGAACGGGCGCACGCTCACGAAGATGCGCTTCCACGATCTGCGGCACGAGTATGCCATACGATACCTGGAAAACGGCGGCTCGATCTACACGCTTCAAAAGCTTTTGGGGCACAGCACGATCGGGCAGACCGAATGGTATCTCCGCTATCTTACGCCCGCCCAAGCGGAAGCGGCAAAAAGATAGGCGGCACATTGAACGGCACACTTGCAGCGGTTTCTGGATGTGCTATAGTCCGTTTCACGGCGGAAATCCGTGGGTTTGGAGAGGTGGCAGAGCGGTCGATTGCAGCGGTCTTGAAAACCGCCGTGGGCGGAAGCCCACCGTGGGTTCGAATCCCACCCTCTCCGCCAGCGACCAGCCTGATGCCCAGCCGCCGCGCCTAGACGCCCCCGCGCGAACTGCACCCATGTTTGGATACGGCTTCCCGTAATCTCTGGTAGCTAATCCGCTTGGGGAGCACCGCCCTCGCTGGCGAGCCTCCACCATGAGCCGGTTTCATCGCCCGATGCGAAGGGCGGATGATTGGCCCGAAGCTGCTCGGAAAGAAGCCGTTTTGTCTCGGCTGAGTGGCGCGCGGAAGACCGGGCGCGAAGAACGTGGAATTTAGAGATGGCGCGACCTGCCATTTTCATGGTCTGCTGGATTCTGGATGGAAACCGGCGGGGGCTGAAATGTCATCACCGATCACGACTCCCGATCGCCGGACGGTCCTCGGCTGGGCGGCAAGCGGGTTCGCCTTGGCCGCTGCCGGCGGATCCGCAGCTGCCGCGCAAACATCCGAACTAATGGGGCTCGAGGCGCGCGCGCTCCTGAAGCTTATCCGGACCAGACAAGTCTCGTGCGTAGAAGTCATGCAAGCCTGCCTTCGCCAGATCGACCTGTCGAACGGCAGGTTCAACGCCGTCGTGTCGATGGGCGAGCCCGAAGAACTGCTGCGCGCGGCGCGGGCCAGGGACGCCGAACTGGCAAGCGGGACGGCGGCCGGGCCGCTATGCGGTTTGCCCCACGCCGTCAAAGACCTCGCGTCCTTAAAGGGTTTTCGGTTCACGGCCGGCGGTTCGCCGCTGTTCCGAGACCGGATCGCGACCCGGGACAATTTGCCGACCGAGCGACTTCGCGCTGCCGGGGTCATCTTCATCGGCAAGACCAACGCGCCCGAATTCGGCTTGGGCTCGCACACCTATAACCGCGTGTTCGGTCCGACCCACAATGCCTACGACCCTTCGCGCTCCGCGGGTGGCAGCAGCGGTGGCGCCGCTGTGGCGCTGGCTCTGCGGATGCTGCCGCTGGCGGACGGGTCGGACTATGGCGGCAGCCTGCGCAATCCCGCCGGCTGGAACAATGTGTGCGGGTTTCGAACGAGCTTTGGCCGCGTGCCGCTGGACGGCCCCGACGCATGGCTGCCGTCCATGGGTGTCGCCGGGCCGATGGCGCGGACGGTATCCGATCTGGCGATGCTGCTCTCGGTCCAGGCCGGCTATGATCCGCGCGCACCGCTGTCGATGGAGAGCAGCGGCGCCGGGTTCGCGGGCTCGCTGCAGGCCGATCTGCGCGGGAAACGCGTCGGCTGGCTTGGCGATTTCGGCGGCGCCGTCACGTCCGAACCTGAAGTTCTGGCGGTTTGCCGCGCATCGCTCGGTCGATTCGCGGCAATCGGCTGCACCATTGGCGAAGCCTTGCCTGCCTTCGATATCGAAAGGGCATGGCAGGCGTTCGTAACGCTCAGGGCCTGGCAGTCGGCAGCACCTCTGGCCGATATTGCGCGCGACCCGGCGAAACGCGCGCAGCTCAATGCACAGGCTCTGTTCGAGCTCGACCTCGCCAGCCGGTTGATCCCGAGCGATATCCAGGCAGCCTCGGCGGTGCGCGCCGGTTGGAGCGCGGCGTTCGGCCGCTTGTTCGAGCAGTTCGACGTGCTGGTGGCGCCGACCGCGCAGCTTTTCCCATTCGACATCGCCCAGCTATGGCCGACCGAAATCGCCGGCAAGCAGATGCGCACCTATCACGAATGGATGAAAGGCGTCTGTCTCGTCACGCTCGCGGGGACGCCGTCGCTGGCGGTTCCGGCAGGGTTCAGCCGCACCGGCTTACCGATCGGCCTCCAGATCATCGCGCCGAACCACCAGGAAATGACGTCGTTGCAGTTCGGCGCGGCATATGAGGCGGCTGAGCCCTTGTGGCGAAGGCGCCCACCCAGCTTACGAGCGCATTAGCCAACCTGGCCTCGCGCCACGCGTTGCGGATAGCGGTCCAACAGCGCTATCTGACGACCGCGGGCAGGCGCGACCGGGGAGCGGAACATGGGGAATGCACCAGCGCGAGGCGCGCCGGCCTCCGGCAGAGCGGCATTGCTGCTCCGGCTGCTGCTGGGGTCGCTCTTTATTGCGCATCTCTATTGGAAGTTCGCGATTTTCCCCGGCGGGCTGGATGCCTGGTGGGGAAATCTGCTCAAGGCGGGATATCCGTCTTTCGTTCCCGCCTATGTCCTTTCGGCGGAGCTTGCCGGCGCCCTGCTGCTGATCCCGGGCGTCCTGACCAGATATGTCGCCGGCTACGCCATGCCGATGATGCTCGGCGCGGCTCACTTTTGGATGACGCGCAATGGCTTCTTCTTCACCAAGGCTGGAGCCGAACTGCCGCTCGTCTGGCTGGCGCTTCTTGGCATTCAGGCGGTAGCGGGGGACGGTGACTTCGCGGCGCTCCGGTCACCGGATTCGCGCAGGGCGATGGCATGGTTGCGACGCCGACGCTTTGCCGCTGCCCGCGCCTGACCAATCGTCGTGACGTCTCTGCACTCCAATGACGACAACGGGGCCGCTGTTCGAGAGCCGCCCCGTCGATCGTCTTTAACGGCATTCAAGCCGTGGCTGTCTTTTCCGCGGCGGCGAGCGCCGCGGCGAAGTCGCGATAGGAATGAAGCGGGCGACCCAGCAACCGGGTAAGACGCTCGATGTCGCCGGCCTCCGGGATCATGCCGTCGCTGACAAAGCGCCCGGCCATCAGGCGCATCTCATAGGCTGCCCATTTCGGCATGAAGCTCGCCAGATTCTGCTCGAACGCGCTGGGGTCATCGCCACCATAGACGATCGGGCGACCGAGGAGGTCCGACCAGATGGCGGCCACGTCCGAACCCGTCAGCGTGTCGGGGCCGGCCAATCTGAAAAAGGCGTTCCCCAGCGGCTCGCCCGACGAGTTGGCGGCGTTTATCGATTAGCGGTGTGTTGACGCGGCTCATCAGTCCCGCGATCGCAGCTCGGCTTGGGCGCGCAATGACCGGCCGATTGCTGCGCATCGCAACGTTTCGCACGAGCGGCTCGGCGCGGCTGGACACAGTGTTTGTCGGCGGTTGAGGTGACGGCGGCGACCTGGCCGACGGGCATCTGGGTCAGGCCGAGTCCCGCTACCGCTCCGACCAGCAGCCCGATCCCGGCGAACGCGCCATAGCGGCGCATCACCGTCGGTTTGCGGGCGGGAGGATGGTAGAGTGAGATGCCTGGTTTGCGACGCATGATATTATCTCAGCGACTTATCAGATTTCTCAGCGTCTTCCATTAACCAAGAGCGCATGTGGTCGCTTTTTGATGGTCCAACCCTTGGGATCAGGCGGCGCCCACCTCGACCAGCGCTTCGTACAGATGGTCGGGCAATGTCCGGTGGAACAGGCAGCCGGCTTGGAAATCGTCAGCCCAGCGGACTGTCGCCGCGATCTGGCCCGCTCCAGGCAGGGTCAGCCAGATCACGCTGTCCTTCTTGAGGGCCGAATAGGTCGAGATGCGTGCGCCTTCGGGCGACAAATCGGTCACGCGGCACAATGTCCGGTCGAGCCCACTCCTGCCCAGCTTTGCGTCGAGCGATACCGGTGCGCGCGGCGATCGCCGGCGGCTCATCAATGCGGGTTCGAATTCCGCGGATATATTGATCTGCCTGGCTTCCATGACGGGAAGTCTAGGCATGCGATGCCTAAGAGAGCGTTAAGGACTACGCCTTC